CTAAGAACCCCCCTCCCAGGATTACCTTTGGATTTTTTTATCCTGACTAACGGCTAATTCGTGGTGGACTGCCCTCCTTGTTTCGCTATCCCCTTCCCTTAACTCAATTCATCCCTGATTCCTTCTCTCTTCTTGATGCCCATTCCTGCCCTCTAATGAGAGTTTGCTCCCTTTCTCTTTGGCCGGGTTTGTCCCCGGGGAAAAGTTTTCTACTGCCTGAAAGAATGGAATTTCTTCTACTTGACAAATGGTTTAGCTTAGATTTACACTTGACAATTGAGGGGTTGCTGTTGCCAAAAGCAGTTACGTAGGTGGCATCGGTGGTCCGACTTTCAGCTAGCAACCCCTTTACTCCGCATTATTATCGAGCTCATACTCCTGGATGCCGGCTGATGATGACTGCTTGTTGGCTCCCTTGCCCTTAGCATACCGGTGTCTTAGTATAAATAGAAGAGAACATCCTTCTTATTTATTATTTTATCTGACCAGGTCGGAACTCTTCTTTGGATGATGTCGGTCCCAGAGTACCCCCTTTACCCTCTGTCTAATAAGCCTCGAAGGGGGGGTATGCCCGCTTTGAAAAGGATAGGGGTGTAGTATAGGTCTACATAGACATTTTTTGCCAAATTCGAAAAAGCTAATCTAGCAGAAGCCGAGTAGTTAACGGCAGAAACTTTATGAGGTGGGCTGGCACTGAAAAGGGGAATTAATAGCTGGTTAATTCCCCACCAACATTTTTCACAAAAAACCAAAATTGCGAAACACAATAAGGAGAAGGCATGGGTGAGACAGGGGTTGGGGCATTAGCGATAGGGATACTATTAGTTTTACTGGCATGGGAATACATGAGGCCGAAGTTATAGGAAGCAGAATAGAAGGGGATATTGAGAAATGGGAGCACCCAGGGATGGTGGGTTAACGCCAAAAGAGCAAGCATTCAGTCTTAACTACTTCAAGACGAATGGGAAGAGGCCTGGACTATCTGCTATGCTAGCGGGGTATCCGTCGAAGAGTGCTGGTGCTCATGCCACGGAGATTTTACAGAGGCAGAGGGTAAAGGACTATCTGAGGAAACTATGGGAAGCTGCTGAGAGTCCCATAGTTATGTCGGTCAGGGAGAGGAAAGAGAAGCTATCTTTGATAGCCCGGGGTATGGTAGGCGATTGCGTAGATGAAGGGGGCAACATAGACTGGGGTGCCGTAAAGGAGATGCCGGCGGTAAAGGAAGTCACCATTGAGGAGAGAGATATTGGTGAGGCAACATTACGGACAATCAGGGTAAAGTTACTCAATCCGGTAGAATCCATTCATGAGTTGAATCTTATGGAGAAGTTATACCGGACTAATGAGCAATCGGTGAACATCAACCCGACCTACAATTATTTTGTAACTGATGGCACAGTGGTTGAAAAACTTGGTCGGATAGGTGAGAGGACTCAGAAAGAAATTGCCCTTACTGGGGGAAAGGTAGAAGAGGGAGAAAGACTATGAATTGGATAAGACCCAGTGTAATCACTCTGTTATCTCTAGCTATGGTATCAGGGTTCTTCATGGGGAAAATAGCTGGTGATGTATTCGTGCCTTTTGCCACTGGTCTGATAGTGTTCTGGTTCAAGTCCAGGGATGATAAGAAATGAAGAACGCTTTATGGACTCTACTGGTAGGTCTAATCCTGATAGGAGCTACTCTCGGCGCTGCTGGTTTTGCAGTGCAAAAGTTTCCAGAGTTTTTCTGTGGAGGGTAATATGAAAGAAATACTAAGAATACTCAGGGCATACAAAAAGTCAAGGGTTGGATTGAACAAACGATTCAGGAGAGACCAACGCCTTTTCCTTAAACTTAACGGAGGGTAAATGGCTGTAGACTTTTGTCTGACCAGGGTATTCAACGAGACTCTGGATGCCTGGCTGGAGGGTAAGCGCCGGGTACTACATCAAGGTGGCACATCAAGTACAAAGACGTACAGTATATTGCAGCTCCTAAAAATGATAGCTGAGGAAGCAAAAGAGCTACTTCTTATTACAGTGGTATCCCAGTCCCTTCCTCACCTGAAGCTTGGAGCTATAACGGACTTTTTTAATATATTGGGTGAGACTCCAGACAAGAACAACCCTAACTGGAGAATGACCGATTTTATATATCAGCGACCAGACTGGAAGGGAAAGGTTCAGTTCATGGGTGCTGAAGACCCGGGCAAAGCAAGTGGACCGCGAAGGCAAGTTCTCTTTATCAATGAGGGGAATAATGTGCCATGGGTAACTGCTAGGGCTCTTGATGTTAGAACAGATATATTCACCATTGTTGACTGGAATCCAGTCGGTGAGTTCTGGGTGCATGAGTATCTATCGGGTTCTGATGTAATACCGGGTTGGATTCACGACAGGGAAAATAACGCCTATGTTCATAGTACCTATCTGGATGCCAATGTTAATGGGGTAAGTGTTCTCCCTCAATCTGTTATTGATAGGATTGAGGCCAATAAGAATGACCCGAACTGGTGGCGTGTCTTTGGCGAAGGGCTTACTGGTAAAATAGAGGAACTGGTACATCCTAACTATGAAACAGTTGACAAACTACCTGATGGCTATTATTTTTACGGACTGGACTTCGGTTTCTCTAATGACCCTACCGTTCTAACTAAGCATTGTTTCATAGGTGATGCTCTTTATAGCCAGGAGTTGCTTTACAAAGTAGGTATGACTAATGATGCCATAGCCCGGCAGATGGATTTGTTAAAGGTGGGTAAGTTCAGTGATGAGATTTGGGCTGACTCCGCAGAACCGAAGAGTATCAAAGAGATAGCCGATAAGGGATTTTATATCAATCCTTGTGAGAAGGGACCGGGTAGCGTAGAGTACGGCATCCAAAAGGTCAACCAGTTTCGGCAGTTCTGGACTAAGGATTCAATTAACTGTACCAAAGAGCAGGATAATTACCGGTTTATCAAGAAGGTAACCGATGGTGGTAGAGAATATATCTCTGACGACACCACCCACTTTTTCAGTCACGGTATGGATTCCCGGCGCTACGCAGTAATGTCTCACGTGCCTTTGTATACAGGGCGACTAGCACCGGCAGTGAATTATTAGGAGATAGATATGGGAAGACACCCAGATAAAAAGAAGCCTAAGAAATAAGGGAGTGTCTATGACTACTTTGGCTACAACATCATTGGACAAAACTAAAAACCGTATGACAGAACTAAAATCTCTGCATGACCGGATGGATAGGACAAGGGATAGAGTCTACAACACCCCCTATGTGATGCCTGACCTGGCAGACCCAACGCATAAGATGGATAATGTCATCAGTGTGACTATGCCCTATGGTGCTATCATAGCGAATACCGTTATCAATGACCTGATGACCTCTTTCCGACAGACTATCGTTAGCGGTAGTATCTCGGCAAAAACTCAGAGACTTATTGAGGGGTTCATTGATGATAATCGGGAAGAGGCAGATGAGAGGTTAGCTAATAGTAATTGGCATGCTACCCTTTTTGAGATTTGGTGTAGTCATGTCTGCATCCGAAGTTATATCGGTGTCCGGTGGGTATCTCAGATTATAGACGGCAAGTATGTCATAGATGTTAAGCCGATTGATATGCGTTACGCCCCTTGGGAGTATGGGAATGATGGGTTAAACTGGATGGCTCCCATTAGCTTCCGCACAAGGGCAGAACTTGAGGCTCAGTATGCTGAGGTAATCAAAGAAAAGAAGGTTAGCCTAAGTGGTGAAAGCACTCAGCTTTTTGAGGTCAGGGATTACTGGGACTCTGCAAAGAAAGAACTATGGATTAACAAAGTTCTTGCTCTGGAGCAGAAGAACCCACTTGGCGAAGTGCCTTTTGTTATTGGAGCGCCGGCTACGGGTTTTATGCTCAGAGATGAAAAATACATTGAACATGATGCTGAGGATATACTTTATCTCATCAGGGGCGTTCTTGATGAGATGAACAGAACGGCATCCATAGAGCAAACAAAGGGTGCTGAGACAATCAGGCCACCCTATGAGCAACTAACAGATAAGGTACCTGATAGCTCGCCAGCGGACGCACCACCCACGACAAGCCAGACGAAAAAGGCTCAGAAGGATTTAGGATGGAAGCTACTACAGACTCCTGACATCAATAATGCTTTTCTCACTGGCCGTGCTGACCTAGCCAAAGTATTGCAGATGGGTGGCGTTAATGATATTGACCTTGGTAATGTCAGCCAGACGGTATCGGCCGTCTGGATTACGGCTCAAGCAGGTATAAGAAAGAAGTTCAGTGGGCCACGACTGAAGGCGATTACCCAAGGAGACCAGCAGCTAGCCAGGATGATGATAAGGCAGACACAAAATGCTGTTGAACTTGAGGAAGGTTCGCCTGATATAGTTGTTGGTGGTATGGGTAGAAAGAGAACGTACGCGGCTGATAAGCTAGGTGACCCGAAACAGTACGCTATAAGAATTGAGCTAAGGTCACAGAGCAAGACTGAAGAGATAGCTAACCTTGTCCAGTTCGAATCGGCACCTGACTTACCGTATGAATGGAGATTGGAACACATACTTGGGGCAAATGACCCCAGAGAGATAATCAGGATGAAGGCTAATGAAGATGCTTTAGAATTAGACCCTGCTCAAAAGTTCGCTGATTTAGGCCTAAAGCTGGCGAGGGAAGCCGAAGAATCACAGGACGAACAAGAAAAAGATGTTTTGAATTTGCGTTCTATGATGAATATAGAAAGAGCAGTTACTATACTCAAGCAGAGACTTCAGCCAGCACCACTACCAGAAGGGGAACCCAAGCTGAAGCCATCCCCCAAGGGTAGCCCACGGCCTCTTGTGGATATGCCGAGTCTATTAGGTCCCGGTGACCAAGCACTCCCGAGACAGCAAGAAGAGGTTCCAGCCGTATGACGACAATTGGCGAAATAAGAAAAGCAAGGGAGATTGGCAAGACAGAGCATGGTAATTTTATCTGGCAAGCCTGTGCAGATTGCGGGAAAGAGCGCTGGGTTAAGTTTAATAATGGGCAAGCCAATCACTTTCGATGCCGTTCTTGTGACCGCAAAATCAGGAGTAACTATAGGGGAGGGCGTATAGCTGACCCTCATGGTTATACTAGAATTAGACTTCAGCCTGAGGATTTCTTTTATCCAATGGTAAAGCGTGGCGGTTATGTCTCTGAGCACCGCCTTGTCATGGCTGAGCATCTTGGTCGTTGTCTACAGAGTTGGGAAATTGTTCATCATAAAAACGGAATAAGAACTGATAACCGAATTGAGAATTTGGAATTGACTACAATCGGTTCTCACATAAGAGAACATCATAAGGGATATCAAGATGGTTATCAGAAAGGATTGTATGATGGTCATGAGGTAAGAATAAAACAACTTGAGCAACGAGTAACATTATTGGAATCTGAGAATGTATTGTTAAAGAGTCTACAACCCACGGAGATGCGATGATGCCGACAAAGTGGTCTGTTAATAAAGCCATTGAATCTCTACGGACTCTAACTAACCCATTCGAGAAAGCAGGTATTCAGAACCCTGCCCAGAAACCAAAGCTATCTGAGGTTATTGACGAGGTGGCGGTTAGCGGAAATCGTGAGGAGTTAAATGGTTCAAGCCGAAAAGAAAATACAACTCCCTGAAGAAGAGCAAATCAAGAAGCTAGTTACTAAGGCAGAAATCGGCCCTCTCGAAGAGAGAACTTTTGCCACCGACCTCCAGTTAGAGATGCTGCGTGAGGCTCGTGATGCAGGAACTCTCTCTCAGAAGACTATAACTACTCCTATCTTCCTCACTCCCTCTCAGGCTACTCGATTGGATTTTGATATAGAAGAGGGTGAGTTTATTAGGATAGAACCTAGTGCGGTAGGGGAAGAGGCTACTTTTAGTCTTGTTACTCCTGAAGGTATAATGGAACCTCAGCCCCTTGCTCTGCCAGAACCTCAACTCTTTCCTTTGACTGAAGTTCCTCCTGTTGAAGCACTCCAGTCATTATTCCCAGAGAGGTTTGAGGCTGGTGAAACGCCTCAGATGGTCTTTGAATCACTAGGGGTTCTAGTCCAACAGCAACCTGTAGAATTGCTCGAGCAACTTGTTGCTAAGGGCAGGACTCCTGAAGTTGAGCTATTGATAAATACCTACTTCGATGTCCAACCTGGAGATATCGACAGGCTCTTTGCGGAAATGCCTGATGCAGAAGCTAGGTTATTCCGGGAAGCCCTGCCCCTGTTGATTACTGACAGAAATAAAGACGCTATGCTCACTTACTTCTTTGAGAACCCTGAAGCATTAAGAAGGAACTTGATAGGAGTTGGAAGGAACTCTAGTACGGTAGCCCTTGTAAAATCACTGTACCCAGAGATTACAGACAAGGGTATGAGTCAGTATTTTAATCCTAGAGTACCCGGGACAGTTGAGGGTGTTGACCCTACTGCTCTGGGTGCGTTACCTACTAAAACTTGGCTCGATAAAGTCAAGGAGGTTATAGAAGACCCGTTACAACTGATTCCCTTTGTCGCTAGTGGTGCGGAGATAGTTGAGTTAGGGCGGTTAATGAAAACCGCTAAGGACTTAGAAGATGGGAAAGAAGTTAGCGAGGAAGATTTATTAGCTCTTAAAGCGTATGTTGCCCGAGCCACCATGGATACGACCTGGGGCTTCGAGGTAGCCGATGTAATAGCCCAGATAGTTCCTTTCGCTGGAGAGTTTATTGCAACTGGTGGCATATTCTCTGCCGGCAAAACAGCGGCCGCAAAAGCTGGAGAGCAGGCTCTAAAAAGAATAGCCACCAGAACAGGCCTTAGAATCCTAGAGGGAAGGCTGGCTAAGTTTGCGGCGAGAGAAGTAATCCCAACAATAGTCGGTGGTACTCTGAGAGCGCCAGTAGCAGGTGTTACTAGAATACCAGCAGCTACCTTAGAGAAACAATTACAGGCAACCCTTACTGGAGATGAGGAATCGGTTTTTGAGAGTGCCGTAAAAGCGTTTGGTGAACAATGGGTTGAGGTAGTCAGCGAAAGCACCGGTGGTTTATTCGCTCCATTAGCTGCCTCCATCAAAGGTCAACTGATAAAGGCGGGATTGTTCAGGGCTTTTATTAAAGCTAATCCAGGCAAAAGCCCTAACGTTCTAAGAAGAGTTTTTGAGAAGGCAGGCTATAACGGTGTTATAGGAGAGATGCTGGAAGAAAGGGTGGCTGATGTCGGACACGGTATTTTAGAACCTCTGGGGTTAAGTGACCAGAAGTTCAGTATCCCCTCTGTTAGACAGTTGACAGTAGAACTGGCAGCCTTCTCTGTTCCCGGGGCTGCTGCCTTAGCGATACAAAAAACACCGGCACTATTCGAGAAGTTATCCCCCAAGGTAAAGAAAGCATTAGCCGATGCTGTTGAAGAAGGTAGGGCAAGACCTGAGCGTGGTGCAGTTGAGATACCTGGGGAAAGACCTGAAGGTGAAGCGCCTTTAACTGAGGCACTCATCACTGATGCCGAAAGCATAGTTGCCCAAGCTGAGACAGTAGCTCCTGATAATGCTCAAGTCAAAGAGATGAGAAGGCTGGTTGATGAGGCGAAGGTTCAAACAGGGGATACCCAGAGAAAAACTCTTATCAAGATTGAGGCTGTTGAGGATGAGGTAAGAGAAATTGCTGGAGTACCTAAAGTTGGAGAGCCTGTGGTAGAAGTAACTATTCCTAAACTTATATCGGACCCTAGTGGGACAGTAGCACAAGCACGACCTACAGCTGATTTCTTCCCTGAGATAAAACCCACAACCAAGTTACCAGTTGAAACAGAATTAAGAGTAACTATAAAGGCTGTGGGAGAAAGGCAAACATCATTTTGGGCACAGGTGCATTCAAGGGGTGTAAGGTCTAATACATATCTTAGGATAGATAAAGAAAGTGTTCTTGTAGGCAAGGAAACGGCAGAGGGCACTGAACTTGCTGGGGAACTTGTTTTCCATGGGGCAATTGTTAGGGAGCAGTTGGCGAGGCAAAATGTATTATTAGGCGAATTACAAGTAGTAAAAATTAAACCCCAACCCCCAGTAACCCCTGAAGAGGTAGCCAGACCCGAACCTGGTGCCCCTGAAGCTGGCATACAGCCTTCGATGATTGAGGGTATCCCTGCTGAGGAGGTCAGACCTCCAGGTAAGGGCAAGATACTCCAGGTTTCAATGGATGACCAGCTAAAACTTCAACAGGCCAGGCAAGCCGCCGAGGAAGCGCCTCCTGAAGTGAAAGAGGCTTACAATACTCAGGCAGAGATAGAGGGGTTGAAGGTCACTCACCAAATGGACCCGGTGGCACAGAAGCGTGTCTTTATCGGCAAGGACAAGCGGGGAAGAGACCAGTATAGAGGATTGGATTTCTTCATCTCTCTGAAAGAGCAGTCCTTGCCTGAATACTTTACCATCAAACAGGCCAAGATGCTGAACCCTGCCCTTATTGTAGATTTATACACTCAGCCAGGCACTCCCCAATTTAATAAAGTCCCCAGGGATGTAGCCCTTGACCAGATGACCAAAGAGTTTAATATGACCCCCGATGAGATAGCTGACAGGGTTATGGGTATCCGCCAAGAGAATCGGAGAATTAAAGAACTTGAGGTCACTATCAAGAAGCAGATGGTCGAGACTCCATTACCTGCTGTAACTGCACTAACTACCGAAGAGGTCACTGAGAACTGGGAGACCGTAGCTCAACCGAAACTAACACTGAAGCAGGCTCAAGCCTTGTCTGGTATTATGGCTGACTATGTTATCAGTGAAAATACCATAGCCGCTTTTGAGGCTCAAAGAGCGCTGTGGAGTAGAACAAGAACTGGGCGAGGAGAAGATTTCAAGGCCAGGATGCAAGACCTCATTGTTGTTCAAGGGGTCGGAGTAGAGGAAGCCTTTAGGCTGGCTTCTAACGAGACACTAGCCGGTAAATTACCAGTGGTGCTAACCGACTTCTTTGAGGGTATGACTACTGAGATGAGGTCAGCTTTCTTCACAGTGGTATTCCATAATAAACAGCTGCAAGAGTATCCTTATGAGATGGCATCTACGATTACAGCTCTCACTAATGCACTAGACGGTAAGCCGATACCTAGAAAAAGAGGAAGGGGCAGCATCCTATTTCCTGAAGGTGGTTCTGCCTGGGATAGGCTGAACTTTGTCTTCGGTAAGCAGCCGAAGGTTCTCAAAGCAATCGAGAAGATGGCTGATGAGAGAAAGCCACTTAGGGATACGGTAGAAGGGATATTCCACGAAACAGGGCGTGAGCCTATTCCTATTGACCAGGAGGCTGCTGATTATCTGAGAGGATTACAAGATATTCCGCAAGGCTATACAACTTTAGTTGAACCTGAGCTTGGCTTCCCTACCTATTCTAATTTGAAAAATCCTGCTGACCTTCAGTTCGCTCAAGCAGAGTTAGAATTAGGGCGACAGTTAGTTGACGGCGAAATTACCATAGACCAATTTGAGCTAGCACGAAGAGAAGCCAGGGATAAGGCATATCCCTTACCACCTGTCACAAAGTATGACCCACCCATTGATAAGGCTTTCAAGATACCGCCAATGTTCAACTTTATGGAACAGAGTATGTTCAATAGGGTGCTGAAACAGATTCTAATGTCACCCTTAGACATAGGTAACTTTCTGAGAGCTAACAAAGCCAGTTTCGACCAATCTTTTCTGAGGCAATCTCAGCTATTACTATCGGGACACCCCATACTGGCTTGGCAAGCTCACGCCGCTGCCTGGCAGTCGATGTTTAGCCAGAAGCATACCGAGGCAGAGTGGGAACTGATAACGAGAGACCCAGACTTTCAGATATACGAGCAGATTAGAGTAGATACTGGGCATGACCCTCTTCGTGTGCCAGCCTTTGCCGCAAAAAAGGGGACTGAACAATACAGAACATCTGAGGAGTTTGGTTTTACCAGGCAAGATGTAGAAAGGGCAATACCGAGATTTACAGCATGGTTGCCTCATGTGAGGTTGTCTGAGAGGGGTTTTTCCGCTGGAACCAATAAGGGTGTTTGGGGTACATGGAAGCAAAAACTTGCATGGTCAAGAAGATATTCTGAGAAGATAGCATCTGGTGATGTAGTTCTTAAAGAAGGTGAGGCATTTGATATAATTCAGGAGATGACTGATGAACAGTCTATGCTTGGTGACCTGATTCAGAGAGCCAATCTTCGTATAGCTTCAGGTTTAGCTCCTGCTATGAACGCCTTTTTCTTTGCGGCCAGGTCAAAGGTTGGTAGACTCTTGCTACCGAAACACCTGCTTGGGATAAGTGTTCGTAACAAGAAAGTGAGGTTCAACCCCCGTGTAATGAGGGAGGCATGGAAGGACTTCTTCCTGTGGACTTCTTACATTAGTGGTATCATGTTTCTGGGTGATTGGCTGGATTTGTGGGAACTTGAAACAGACCCCCGTAATGCTGAGGTTATGAGTGCCAGGATTGGTAAAACGAGGATTGACCCCTGGGCTGGCTACCGGCAGTTTGTAGTCTTATATGCTCGGCTCATTACTGGAACTGGCATATCATCGGTAACTGGGGCTGAATATGATGTTGACCCGATAAGGGCACAGGAAACTTTTGGAAGGAGTTCTATCTCACCACTGGCAAGCATCTTGCTAGAGTTCTGGACAGGTCGGAACTTCCTCGGTCAAGTAATAGATTATGATGATTCTAAATACTGGCTTGAGAAGATAACGCCATTTGCCATCAATGATATCTGGGAAGCTGCTAAGGAGGATTGGCGTATGGGGATAGCGGTTACTATTCCAGCCGTTTATGGCGAAGGCGTACAGACCTACACCGGGGATTGGGAAGAGAACTTTACCAAGCTGGGCTTACCAAAGTATATCGAGAATACTGCCTATGACCTGAGTGAGCCATACTACGACACCGCTGATTTCTGGTCTGATACGGCCAAACAATTCAAGGGGGTTGACCCCGAGACTTTAACGCCAGCAAAGGGATTTCCACCTTATATAAAGGCAATCGCTGAGGCCAGAGTTAGCAATGAACACCTTGCTACCTTACCTAGTGATACATTGGTTAGTCTAAATGCCGACCCTAACCTTGACGAGCCTACCTTCGGTCAGTATTATCAGATGTGGCGAGACAGACAGGCTCTCGTAGCTGCTGGTGAAGAGGCTGAAATAACAATAGAGGGCGAGACATTCAAGGGAGAGGATGCTGTTGAAGCCTTCGACAAAGATGAAAGGACAAAGAACTCCCACCGCGGTAACTTCTCCCAAAGGCAGTTCTCTTTACTCAATGAATACTGGTCAATTACCAATGAGAAGAAGCAAGTTGAGTTCCTTGAAGAGCATAAGTCTGAGATAGGGGTGAAGCCTAGAGATGCCTTCCTGCGCTCACACCCCAAGGAAAATGCTGAATTGGCTATCTGGGGACAGGCTAAGGTGCTGACCAAGGAAGCCTATGACCACTTCAAGACCCTAGCCAAGAAGTATGACATACCGGACAACGCAGTACCAGAGCTCCTACTGCCACCTGAGACTTCGATAGATACTCACTTCGACTATGAAGAGATGGTATCTGAGGGGACTCATTCTAGTAATGAGGCAAAGTTACTCTTACTCAAAGACCAGATAGCGGCCGATGAAGCTAAGGTGAAGTCGTATGTGACTTGGAGGAATGAATCGGGCCAGCCACTTCAACTCCCCAAAGAGCAAGTTGAATACTACCAACTGAAGGTAGATAACAGCCAAAACTATGATGACCTTGCAGAAGCTCAGGAAGCTGACGATGAAGAAGATGTAGAGGAAATCAGGGCAAGGAAGGTAGATGGTGAGACATTCCTTGATGTGGAACGCCGGGTAGATGCGATGGGAAAGGGTACTAGGGAAGTCCCGATTGACCCAGAACTGGTCAACTCCTATGTCAGCCATATGAGAATAGGTGATGAGACGAGCCCTAATAGTGCCGAGTCAAAACTCAATCGGTACGATAACAACGAGCTCAATGACTTCCTGATGAATGAAGACTACTGGGGGAAGCAGAAAGCCCAAGCATTAGATAAGAATAAGTTCTATCTTGATAATTACCTGGTGCCGAGATGGCGAATAGATGTTGCTTACCAAGAGCAGGATGAAGATTACAATGCCCTTCAGACAATGCAGAAGAGGCAACAGTACTTATTAGATAATGAAGACTACCGTATGGATAGGCGGCGCCGTGAAGCCCTGACGACGACTGATATCCAGACCGGTAAAAGATTCCCACTTGACCAGATTGAAAACTTTGTCAGCTATCACGAAATAGATGTTAAGGGCAAGAGACAGGAGAGATTCCTTGTGAATAACCCCACCTTTGCTGATGCTATGCACAATATAGTGGGCATAGATATACCAAGACCAGAGGATGTTCCAGCCATTCAGTATGATGATATTTACGACCAGTGGACAGACGAGTTCGAGCAACTTGAGGGGTTCGCTGATAATCAATCTGAACACTACATAGAGATTCCTGAAATAGGACTAACATTAGACCAGACACGTGAGAAAGCCAGAGATGCGATACGGTTTGATGATGAAGGTAAGTACACCGAGTTCGGGTTGGATGAGCTTAGGCGCAATGCCTACGGCAAGTTTGTGCCAGAAACCTTGGTCAGCAATTATGTCGGGTACTACACCATTATTGGTGAGGGTAAGCCTGATAACTACGAAGATGTCAATAAGACTGACCTATGGTATGACGATGACTGGTTCTTGAGGGAAAACATTGAGTTTTACGAGCAGGTGTATAAAGGGATACTGGAGAATGAGAAAAGGGACTTCAGCAAAGTACCCTCTAGGGAAATATTCAGTAAGTATCTTGAGTATCTCCAGATAGATGCCAGGCAAGCCAAGTTAAGAGATGACTTCAGGTGGGACAATCTTGACCTGGATGACTGGTTGGTTCTCAAGTTTGACTATACACCGGTGACCGAGAAAAGGCGTAGGGCAGCACAAACCCCCAGAGAAAAACTAGCTGAATCTATCGAAGAGCTTGAAAGAAGATTAAGAGAACGCCCAGAGGAAGAGCCCGCAATTACTTTTCGCCCTTAGTTTACTGGAATCTTAACAGTAAACTCATTACTACTTGGGAGGTAAAATTTACTATGACAAGCAAGGCCGTAACAGAAAACGCTGAAGGCACTAAGGTAGAAGCTGAAGGCAGTAGCACCCCGGAAGCTGAAGCCAAAACCCCGGAAAGCGAGAGTAAGGTATCGCCAAAGGAAGAGAAGGTTGAGGAAAAACCCACTATCACCAAGACACAAAACGAAGCGCTTGTTCATATGGCAACATCTGAGGCAGGTAGGTTGCAAAAGGTAGCCGAGACCGAGAGGGATGGCTTCAAGACCAAAGCCGAGAAAGCCGAGGCATTGGTTGAGGACATCCAGGCAGAAAGGGATAAGCTTCAGACTGGCATTGAGGAACTTACCAATGATGACCCTAAGAAGTTCGACCTTGTTAAAAGGGATAAGGAACTCAGGGATGCTCAACGCACACTCAAGACGGCAACAGATGAACTGGCAACCCAACAGAAGGACAATGAGACAATAGTGACAACAGCAAAGGAAACGTTGCTCGAAATCGCTATCTGGGAAGTGGCCACTGAGTATAAAGGTGGCGACCCGGTAAGGCTCAAAGCCCTTTGTGCTACCCTTGGTGTAACCGATGAGGTAAAGCTGAGGGAGGTAGCTGGTAATCTCTGGGAGAAGTCTGAGGCAAAAGTTCCAGATAAGAAGGGTGAAGTGGAAGAACCAAAGGAGAAACTCAACCTAGATGGTGGTGACACTCATGGTGGTGGAGAAGAAACCGAACAAGAAAAACTGGATAAAAGGTATCCAAAAACGGCTAAAAAATAACTTAATGCGAGGTAAACAATGGCGACTGAACTAGGAACTAAATTTCTAACCCTTGCTGATTGGGCAAAAAGGGTTAACCCGGATGGCGGTATTGCTGATGTCATTGAACAGATTGCCGAAACTAATCCGTTACTCCAAGATGCCAGTATGATTGAGGGCAACCTACCCACCGGGCATCGAAGCACCCAGAGAACTACTCAACCCTCCGGCACATGGCGCCAACTGAACGCCGGTGTCGCTGAAACCAAAAGCACGACTCGTCAGGTTGATGACCAAGCAGGTATGCTTGAGGCTTATTCAGCAGTTGATGTAAAGCTGGCGAGACTAAACGGCAATATCAATGCTTTCAGGGCATCAGAAGATGCCGCCTTTATTCAGGGCCTCGGCGAAGATGCCACGGATGCAATAATCTATGGCAACTCTGGGGTCAACCCGGAGCAACCTCATGGACTAGCTCCAAGGTACAACTCACTGACGGATACCGTAGGTACTACTAATGTTATAAACGCAGGCGGTTCCGGTAGTGATAATTCTTCACTTTGGCTGGTTACATGGGGAGCTAAAACAACTACTCTTATCCACCCGAAAGCCTCCCCAATGGGTTTGCAGGCAACAGACCTTGGTGAGCTACCTTGGGATGACGCAAGTAACAATCCTTACCAGGCTTATGTGACCCATTTCTCATGGGACTTAGGGCTGTCCGTACCGGATTACCGGTACAATGTGCGGATCTGCAACATCGACATTTCAGAACTGACCGCCGATGGAGCTACCGGTGCCGACCTGATGCTCAGGATGGTCTCCGCTTTCTATGCGAGGCCAACTGCTGGCGTTATTGCTGGCATGACCAGTGTGATATGGTATTGCAACAAGACTATTGGAGAATATCTGCATCACCAGGCTTCCAATAAGTCCAATGTAAACCTGACGCTGGAGAATCCTGCTGGCGAGCCGATGGTGAGATTCCTGGGCGCTCCAGTCCACATAGTCGATGCTCTCACTGAGGCTGAAGCAACCATTTCCTAAACTAGACCAAGGATCAAGTAATCAAAAAAAGCGAGGTAAAAACATGATATTAGATAGTCTACTACGACTAAGTGACTCCGAGGATATTTCTCAGTCTCCTGGCACTAAGTATTCAACTTCTGTCCTCAACTCAAGCACCGTTCTCGGTGACTTGGGTGCTGGCGAGCAACTGGCTGCCTTCTTCTGCATTGATGCTGCTGTTGTTGGGGGCACAGCAGTTGTCTTTGCCATAATTGATGAAGCGGATACTACGCTGGATAGTAGTTCTGTAGTTATCTGCCAGACAGCAGCTCTCGGTATGGCTAGACTGACACTTGGGAAGATAATCATACTTCCCATTCCGACAGGTCTAATCACTCAGCAGTACATCGGTGTGAAATATGTCATCACTGGAACCACAACTGCTGGCACAGTGTCCTGCTGGATTGCCCCGGCCAGCTTTGCTCAGACCTGGAACCAATAGACCTGACTAGGCAGGTATAGCCTAGAATAAAAATAGCAGTTAGCCGGGGGCTTCGGCTCCCGGCGGCTAAAGGAAGAGTTAAAATGTCTGTATTTACAAGAGGTTCAGTTAAATTCAAGAACATAGAGATAGCCCAAGGTGGTGTCAAGATTGGTGTGGGCGGCATATTCGACCTGCCCGTTACCAACTACTTCGTTGATACCACTCTGGGAGCATCCGGGAACTCAGGTAAGGGATGGGGTAAAAGCCACGCTCTGGCAACCATCTCACAAGCGATGACCAAAATTACTGCTTTGGCAACAAGGGGCAGGGCTCGTATTTGGGTCGCCCCAGGTTGATACACAGAGGATATCCAGACTCCGCTAAACGCGGATGGCCCGCATTGTTCCCTTGAAGCGGTTAATCCTCTGACTTCCAGTTGGGGAGCGGCATATGTTATTTCTACTGCCGCCGCGACTCCATCAATAACCGTAAGGGCAAGAGGCTGGGGTATTTACGGCTTTGAGCTTGAGTCACCGACCGGGGCTGCCGCTGTATTGCTTCAACGCAATTCTGGCGGCACTTTAAGGTCAAGCGGTACAACGATTGCTCACAACTTCATCGGCGCCACCATCACCGGTAAATATGGCGTGGAGTTTGAAGGGGCAGATACCTATATCTATATCCACGATAACGATTTCAGCTTAATACAGGCTTCAGGTGGAGCGGCTATCTTCTGCAATACCACGCCGATTGCGCTCCCGTTGCTCTGCCGTGTCGAGGAAAATATCTTCCGTGAGAACGTTAGCCATATCTCTATGGGAGCAAGCTGGGGATTCAACGCAGCGACCATACGTGGGAATGACTTTCAGGCTGTAGGCGACCAAAGCCCAACGAAGTGCCTAGACCTTTCAGGAGGTCGTAATAACAGCGTGAATGGTAATTGGCTTAACGTTGATAACGGCACCGCTTCAGGCCAGTACGATGAAACAGCAGGCAAATATCTGGCCGGTACAAACGATAACTGGTCGGGCAACTACATCAACTCCGGCCTGACCGATAAGAACCCTGGTAGCGGTTCTTAATCAAGCCTAATTAAAGGAGGGTAAGATGCCTATTTATTCTTACCATTGTGAAAAGTGTGAAGATTCTAAAGAGATAATACAGTCTATAGGGGCAGAAGCTCCTGTATGTTGCGATGAACCAATGCAATATGTATTTGCACCTATCGCTATGGTTAAGATGAAGGGCACTCCTTCCTTCAGGAAGCGGTACTTAGGTACTGCTCCTTACACGACAAGAAACACATCTCACGAAAGACTCCCTGGCGGCCCAGGGTCAAAGCATCCTGAGTCCGTCAAGGAAGGTGAGAAGTGGCTTGAAAGCCTAGCGTAATAGGGTAGCCTGCCCAACTAACAGTGGCAGGTTTACCCTCCGGGGGCAGGGGGTTATCGACTACCTCCTGCCCCTCAAATAAAACAGGAGGTGTAAAATGGGAAAATATGTATGTCTTAGGAACTGCTTTGTTAATGTGCAGCTATGGAAGAAAGACAAGGTATATGAACTGCCTGACTCCATGGATAAAGACCCCAAGAACTTCAGGCCAGTAGGAGTGCCTGCTGAACTTCACGAAGAGGCAACTGAAGACGAGCGCAATGAAGAACACGAAGCGAAGTTGAAGGTAGCGAATAAACCAGAACATATACCCGAAGGGCATTACTGGTGTACTGACTGTCAGAAAACCCATAACGGTAATCCGAATAAGAAGACTGGCAAGGTTGGAAGGATGGCCAAGAAACATTTGAAATTCAGGGCAGAATAGGAGGTTGTTATGGCACATGAAGTGGGAACAATCGAGGAAGCCAACGAGTTGAAGGAGATGGAGAAGAAGCTCAAAATCCTCTTCCGAATTGCTGTTGATATAAAAGCTGGCATACTTCCTGAGACTTATTCGGCTAAAGGTGCTGAACTGGCAAATAAATACGAAGGCGAAGAACTTGAAGAATACGCCTATGAGGTTTATTAGCTATGCCAGCAGTCTCGAAATCGCAAAAGACCCTTTTCTGCATTTCCCTTTCAATAAAGGAAGGCAAAACTCCCGCATCATTCAGTAAGAAAGCTGCCGACATAGCCAAGAATAATAGTCTTGAGACAATCAAGGAGTTCTGCGAAAGTCCGGTAGCATCTTAACCTAAATCCTCATTTTGTTGTGGAGTGTAAATAATGCCTGTAATTAACGAGATTAGGAAAGGCACAGAAATAGGCTATAAGGGCCAAGCCAAACATATCTGGATTGCTTGTGATGTCTGCGCAAAATGCCGTTGGGTTCAATTAAGAAAAGGAGAACCTACACGCAAACTTTGCCTTCTCTGTTCTAATAAGACCAGATACAAAGCAAAGGGATTTAAGCAAAGAGGCAAACTAAGTTCTAATTTTAAGGGTGGCAGAAAAGTAAACTCAAAGGGCTATATCTTGGTCTATGTTGAACCCGATAGCTTCTTTTATCCAATGGCAGATACAAAGGACTATGTGCGAGAACATCGTCTTGTAGTAGCAAAGGCTCTGGGTAGATGTCTCCATATTTGGGAGATAGTACACCATAAACACGCAAAGTATCCTGCGGGTTCGGTTGAAGACAAACAGGATAATCGCTACCCCGAAAACTTACAACTTGTTCAAGAAATGCAACATAACCAAATAACCATATTTGAAAAGAAGATAAAGCATTTAGAGCAACGAGTTACATTGCTTGAGGCTGAGAATGTAATCCTAAGAGCCTCTGGAACTAAAAAGGCTTCAGAGCCAATAAAATAAAGAGGTGAAAAAATGGGTGTACCAACTAGGAGAATACTAGAACCTATATTCGGCGAAGCATCATTATTCGCCGCAAGAAACTCGGATGCTTGTTGGGTGAGAACCCAACCTGTCCAAGTCTACCAGAAAGGCTCAACACAATGGGCAGCTAACCTCTATGGTGGAATCCAGACCAATGATGACTGGGCATCGGTTGTTATCCCGGTCAATGAACTTCCTGTTACTGACTTAAAGACTGCTATGTGGACTTCATTTCTTACTAATGCTGAGTCTGCTGGTGTGAACATAGTCATCTGGGTTCACGACCCGAACGATTACAGTAAGAGGGCAGAGATAACACAGACCCCAGGCAAGGCTTCTAAGGCAGCAGGCTTCAACAGAGAGACCCTTGACTCCACCGCAACTGAGTTGTTCTGGTATGGTGAGAATACAGGAACTCACGACACCACCGTAACTGCCGGAACAGAATATACTTGGGCGCAGTTTCAAGCAGATGATGTTTTCTCGACCTACCACATCTATCGAATTACCTTTGACTATGGTTGGCTTGCCTCATCCACTCTTGACGATGCCTGGGTAACAGAAATCAAAATCAATGGGGAGCAGATACCGTTGAGACCTGATAGCGGTGGTTCAGGTAGGATTGCTACCAGATACTTTGAGGTTGAAACTGGTGACTTAACTGGGACAATATCTCCTAAGACACCCTACAGGCTGTTGAGTCTATCGGCTCACGTTGATGCTGTGCCTGATACTGGTGAGACTTTAACACTGACCGTTGACTCTAACAAGAATGACCACTTTGACACCTTAGTATTCAGCGATGACCTGTTTATTGGCTCAAGAACATCAGTCTTTGTACCATTTGGGGAAGGCTATGACTTTGATGCTGATGACGACATTGACCTATTTCAGACCAATGGTAGTGATGACGACTGGGGTGTAACAATAAGATACCAGACGGTATTTCCATAAGGAGGTAGACAATGCCCAAAACTAGATTATCAGATGGGCTGTCAATTGACCAGTTCATACCTCCTCAGTTGAGGTATATGTTCTACAAGAACCCAACTGCGACAGCCAAGTATCGAATAGGTGATGGTCTTGACCCCTATGGCTTCTCTACTAATGGGCTTGCCTTGTACCTTCCTCTGTGGGCTTTGAACAATGGCGGAACTAACTCAATCCAGTCAGTAGATGCCTACAAGCATACTGCTACTATCACAGGTGCTTTGTGGCATCCTCAAGGCAGGCTCTTCGACAATGTGGATGACAAGCTGGTTATTCCGCATAACGCTGGTCTCAATGCGGTTGGTCAATGCACCATCATAGCTTGGATTAGACCAACTAATACTTGGCAAACTGGTACTAATCATCAGATATTAGATAAACGTAGTGATGCTGGCGGTATAGCTCCGACCTTGCTATGGTCTGACGCTGTAGATAATATAGCTATGTTTGCTGGCACTAACTGTGCCATTGGTACTACAGCCTCATTTGCTGCTGGCACTTGGTTTATGATGGCAGGAATGGCAGTAGATGGGGTAGTAGGTGGGGCTGGTAATAAGATTTGGGTTAATGGAGTAGATGAGACCTCAACCACGGGTACAGCAACCTTTGTAATCAACACAGTGGATTTAATTATCGGGGCTGTCTTTGCTGACCCTGCTTACGCTAACTTCCTTGATGCTGATATAGGAGAGCTTTGGTTCTATCCTACCAGAGCTTTCACAGATGCTGAGACGCTAGACCATCACAACAAAACTGCTTGGCGTTACCAATGAGGTGATATGAAAAAGACAGATTGGGCATACATAGCAGGCTTCTTTGATGGGGAAGGCTGGTGAGTGGAAGGATAAAGGTTCTGTTCTTATTGAAAGATGCGGGCATCGTATAGAGCAGGGATGTGACCCGATTGAAAGGTACGAGGTGTAATTATGGCAGGAGAACTTTCTTTAAGTATAAAACTTGCATTTGAGAAGAGTAGCGCTCAGGTTAGAAGGTCGGATGGAATATCGGTTGATGTCACCGGCGATGCGTTTACCCACGAAGTGCAGTCTGTAGGAACGTCTGAGGAAGCTCTGGCTCAGGGTGCTGACCTTGGTACTCCAGGCTATGTTTGGATTAAGAACCTTGACGGGACCAATTATGTCGAGGTGGGTTCGACAACCGGGGTGTACGACCTAAAACTTCTGGCTGGGCAGATAGCATTGTGGCCTCATAATTCTGCCACGGTCTATGCTAAGGCCAACACCTCAGCCTGTCTCGTAGAATACATAATAATAGAACTTTAGGAGTGAGCTATGGCTTGGACACATTCGGCAATAAAAACGAGAATATCAGCCTTGCTTCAGGACCCCTCAGCCTCTATCTTCAAGACCGCTACAGACGGCGAGATGGAACTGGAGATAATTGACTCGGGCTTTGAGATAGCCCGATGGGTGCCTTTCATAGATTCTGTCCCTGATGTGTTTCAGATTGAATCGAGGACTGGTTCAGTTACCTCCGATACTTCAGGAGCTCTGGTTGACGGCACCAATGCCCAGTTCCTTTCTACGGATGTGGGCAAGGTTGTTTTCAATGCAACTGATAAGACCTGGGGAATCGTTACGGCCTTCGTTTCTACTTCGCAGCTTACCCTTAACAAAGACCTCTTCCCGGATGGTGACGAAGTCTACAGGATATACAATAAGGGCTGTGTATCAACCAACCAGATTAACATTGAGGACATCACTGACCGCTATGAGATAAAAGACGGAGACAGGATAGAGCACCCGATAGGCACCAGGCGCAACATAGCAGATGTAGAGGGCGATATTCTAACTATCGGGGTGGACACATCAGTCCTTGAAAATAGTTCTCAGGTTGACAGCGCTTCTCCTAATGTAGATGTGCATGTCTATTTCCGTAAGAGGCACTTCATTTCAGTGATGACCGACCTCTCAGGAATAGTAGACTTAACTGCTGGTTATTCTGCCGGTGATACTTCAATGGTGATAGATAATCTGACTGATGGCGACATAATCAAGGCTGGTCAGTTATTCACGATAGCCAGCACAAGGGGTACTTACCGGGTGACTACCGATGTTACAGTGGCTTCTAGTGAAGCGACCATATCTTTCTACCCTGGCTTAGAGAATGATGTAGACAATGATGTGGTGGTTACCTTCAAGCAGTCTACCCTGACTCCTATCTTAGAGCCTTTGTTCGCCAGGTATGTAGCAGCTAAACTGGCTATCAATAAACCTGGTGTGATAATCCCTGAATCCCGCGCCAAAGCTCGACCTCATCTGACTGATGGTTCATTTACGATAAACGAATCCAACAAGGGTGGCCCGGGAACTTCCAGTGATTACTTACAGTATGCCAGGGCTGAGATAGGACTAGCAGAACAAATGAGGTTATACTCCCAACTTGGCGAGAGGGAGATGGTAAAGGTGGTGGATGAACTGAGCAGGCTGGCTATTTCAAGAGCGAATGAGATATTCCCCAGAACCTAAGAGTTTCATTGTCATTTACTTATATTATAAGCACGAATTGACAAAGTGAGACTAATTTTACCTACATTTTTTTGGTCAACCTGAAATATGCAAAAATATAAGTGAGCAGTTTGAGGTAATAGATGTCCTTTGGCGATACCAAAATAGTTATCAACTCAATCACCTACGATAACCACAGCAACAACATTCTGGTCGGGGTCAGAAAACACCCTGAGACTGAGGACTCACAGACGGCTGAGGTAGTTTTAGATAATGCAGACCAGCGGTTTACTGCTCTTAATCTAAGGGGGTTGACCGCTGTTATTTCTTATGACGAAGGTGCTGGCTATACTGCCACTCCAACGCTTACGGTTATGTACCAGACTGATATTACCTCCGGGGGTAACTACCAGACCATTCTCACTCTAGTAGGGATACCAGACCTACTTGCCGAGGATAAGGCCAGCAAGGATTACTTCCATAATGCGACAGATACCAAGACGGTCAAGGGCTTACTGACTGAGGTACTTGATGGAGTTGCAGTAGACACTGAGCTTACTGCTACCCAAGACACGGTCGATTCTTTCCACAATTTATATAATGGCGGTATCATAATTGTTGGTCAGTCCTTATTCATTCCTTCCAGAACAGTAAAATCCATCCAGTTCCGCTTGAAAAAGGTTGGTAACCCGACCGGAGATATAACCTTCTTTATGAGACCAACTGATTATGCGTGGACTGAATCGAAGGTGCTCGGAGATGCTTCCACTTTAAGTACAAGTGTGGCATGGAAGACCATTACCCTAGATACTGCGAGATATGTAAATGATGAAGTCTATCTTTACTGTGAGTATCAAGGGGGCGAAGCCCCTCTCCTTGATGATGATGGGTCAGTCCTTGATGCTGGAGACTACGTGGCCATCGCCTACAATTCAACAGGTGTGGTTGCCGAGGAGAAACTGGGGCTACAATATGCTGATACTCGCTGGCAAACTTATCAGGACCAGGATTGCGGTTATAAATACACCTATGATACAGCAGGTGTAGATTGCTTTGCTCATACTACTTCCAGAACAGCCACATTTGATAGTGAGGGTTCCCTGATGGATACTTACCAGCCAGGTAAGTCCTTCAGGATTTCAGAGGGGGAATCAAGGCTTGATGTGGTGAACAAGCTACTCGATTATACAGGCGACTACAAGCGTGGTGAGTCTGATGGCGCGGTTCATTTCTTTACAATACCTACCTCCGGCAATTCTTATACTTCCGATAAGGGGGAGTTCTTTACCCATAGTAATCAGAAAGCATTAGTCGTTCCGAACAGGCAGGTAGTCAAGTCGTTTGATGATGATGACGGCTTTGAAGGGGAAGCGACAAGTGCTGCCAGCTATGCTTTACTTCCTATTAGTGGCCCACCGCTTAGAACCGATGTTGCTAGTAGTGCCCAGGCTACCAGTGTAGCTGAAGCCATAATCAGCAGGTTAGAAGTTAATGCTCAGGTAGGTTCCGATTCAGTTCCGATGAATAATTACGAGCAAGTGTGGAATTATATAACCACAACTAATAACTGGAACGGCTCTACTACCACTGGCAACATAGCCTATCTGAATAGAGTGAGTATGGGTGGTAAATTCCAGCAGTTCTTCTCATTTGGCAGACAGGCAAAGAGAGGTATCTCTGGTTCCACACCAAAAAGAGAGGTCAAAACCGAAGAGTTCATACTCGACAATACCACGCTTAGTTGGGGGATGGTAAAGAACCTGTTTAATATTATTGATGAAAACACCGATGACCTCTACGAGAAACTGAATGTGATATTCCTTGCTCTTGAGAAGATAGGAGTCAAGGTAGACTTTCAAGAGAGAGGTATAACATTTGAGTGGGTGTATAGCACCCTCATACAATTCCTTTCTGACTACTATTCTCTGGGTGAGATAGTCCCTAGATGGCAAGTAACCGAGCAACTGATAATACCAGTGAGGTAACAAATGGCAGTTGAGGATTTTACCGCTTATACAGAGACAGACCCTAACTCTAGGATTACTGTAACCGCTAATAAGGTTGCGTGGTCTGCCTTGCAAAGGCAAGAATCCGCTTGGGTCTATGCTGATAAGGGGGCAGCCTTCTTTGATGGCGACTTTACCCATATATTGACAGTCAATTTGGCTGCTGCGAGTAGCGGTGGCTTTTTGATGGCCTGGGCTCTGACGAATGATATAGATGGGTTCAGGACGATAGACAACGCCAATGGAGACGGTTTATTCCTGGGTCTAGGAGCCCCCACTGGAACTGATGAAACAGTAGGTATACATGAGCTTGATGGCGGACTATTGTATAGCGACTCTTATACTTTAGTTGGAGCGATGCCTCATACTGTTTACGTCAAGCTGGTTAGGGATGAAAGCGTTGGAACGTATGGGACTTTCTACGCCTATATTTATAGTGATGCAGCTAGAACTACTCTCTTGGATACTCTGTCTATAACATTGCACAGTTCAAAAAAGGATTACCGTTATATTTTCCCTTGCCAGGCTTGGGTTGATGACACTACTCTTAGCACAACGGGCTATACTGAGGATTTGAACATATCACTCACTACGACAGCCCCCTCAGTTACCACTCAGGCTGCGACGTCTGTAGACAAAACCACAGCTACGGGCAACGGAAATATAACTGGTCTTGGTGTTCCAGTAGCTACGCAATACGGTTCTGTCTGGGCAACTCATATAAACCCAACAACTGATGACAGCAAGACAGAGGATGTAGCTTCACCGCCGGCGACAGGGGCTTTTACTTCCAGTCTCACAGGGTTAGTGCCGAATACGTTATACTATTCCCGCGCCTATGTTACAAATAGTGTCGGCACTTTCTACGGGGCAGAGGTTACCTTCACTACGCTCGTTGATGTCCCAGTAATGACGACTAACAACCCCACCGAGGTAGCTACGGTAACCGCTCTGGGACATGGCTCGATAGATAACAATGGTGGGAGTGCTATCACTCAACATGGAGTATGCTGGGCTCTAACTTCTAACCCCACTACTGCTGACAGCAAGACAGAAGAAGGGGCGACTACTGTAATAGGTAGTTTCTCATCATCAATGACCGGTCTGACAGCAGGCACCCTTTACCATGTTAGAGCTTATGCTGTTAATACGACTGGTACTGGGTATGGTGCCGATGTAACCTTTACCACTCTGGTTGCCGGCGCTCCGATAGTAGTTACCAGGTCTTCTATCAATGTCAGGACAACAACGGCGACAGGTGTGGGTAATATCATTGATATTGGGGGTGCGGCTGTCACTCAACACGGCCACTGTTGGGGTACTTCGATAAATCCGACAACTGCGGATAGCAAGACGACACTCGGTACTGGAGCAGTTGGGGCTTTTGCCTCTGATATTACCGTGCTAACTGATGGAACTACCTACTATGTTAGAGCTTATGCCACCAATAGCTTCGGCACCGCCTATGGCAATAACGACATCATTTACCCTACTTCGGTATGGGGTGCTACCAGGGGACACCTAACTGTGCTGGGTGAACACCTAGCCTATACCTCCAGGACAGGTAAAAAGAAAGCAGTATTAGGATTTGATATTTAATGGTTATTTGGCCTGACGAACCCAACGAAGATAAATCTATCAAAGAATCTCTCTTGACCACGCTAAACGACATCATTGTTCGTGGTGAGACTGTAGTTGAGAGGCTAAACATTGGTGCCAGCAGGATAGTAGCCAGGTTAGCTTCAGGGAATGTGGTGGCTGCTACGGCTGCTCAGATAATGGCACTCCTGTCGGGAGCTGCCACCGCAGCCTTCAGCTTCGCTAGTCAGAACATAACGAATACAGGAACAATAACTGCTGCGACTTCTGTTTGGCATCATGAGCATGACCTCTTTGCTACTTCACTTAATCCAGGAGCTTCAGGGGCAACCAGAACTGCCCCAGATTCAAACACAATCGGTGGGTGGCAACTCAATGCTGCTGGTGAGACACTCTATTTCGAAGCTCATATGGAAGTAGAGTGGGATGCAGTTAGTGACTTGATAATAAACGCTTGGTGGGAGGTTAATGTAGATAATACGGGAGGTGCTGGTGGAGATACAGTAGACCTTCAGCTAGTCGTAAGATATAAAGGCGAAGGTGATACAGCGATTAAAACTCAAACGATAGAGGTAGCTACTACTGTTGGGGCTTCGGCTCGGTATAAACAGTTCAAGACTACCTTTACTATAGACTATGACGCTACCGATAATGTGATTGACTCTTTAGATATTCTTTCCTTTGCTATTAACTTGGAAACAGACACCAGCGAAGTAGACGATATAATCCTTAATCTTATGGAGTTAAGATACGCAACCACGAAACCATCATTGGAGGCATAAGTTATGGCAGCAGGAAAATATTTACCAGAAGCTAGCCCAGGACCAGCAGAGGATGTTGCCGTAACTATAAAAAACCTATTAGAGGGTCTAGGCGGAGGTAGTCAATTATCACACGACCAACTTGATGACGTGAGTACCAGTGACCATCACACTAAGTATGCCGATTCCGATGCCATCACCGCCATAGAGGGCGAAGCCACCCTTGACCTTACGGGCGATTTATCAACACCGGGTTCACTCATATCAACGGGTGGGGGGCAAACAGGGAAATTCCTTACAGGTCAGGCCGGTAATACAGTTTTTGCTTTTAGTGGGGGTAATTTCGATATAAGGGCAGGAACCGGTGGGTCATCATCTCAAAATGTTATGAGGGTTACTTCTGCTGGGGATATTGACATAGGAACCTTAAATACTCACACTATCCCCGGTGGAACTGATACCTTTGCTATGCTGGCAGCTACTCAGGAGCTTGATAATAAGACGCTGGATAGTTCGGTGTTGAAGGGAACATTTACTGCTAGTGGGACTGTAGTGCTACCTGCTTTTACTCTTGGTGGCACAATGGATGCTAACTCTCAAGCTTTAATTAATGTCTTAGATATAGAACTTGGTACTGCGTCCGCCCTAGGTGCCTTCTGGGCTGCGTTAACCGCTGCAAATGCTGGCATAGCTTGGGACATTAGGTCAAGGGACACCTCCGATATCTATAGAGTAAGATTGAGCTTGAGCGGCGGTGTTGATACTGCGGTATGGACATTCCAAAATAGCACGATTACAGGCATAGTGCTGAGTGGTGCTTTAGATGCTAACAGCCAAAACATAGATAATGTAAATTCTATTCTTGATGTTAATAGTGCTCAAGTAGTTGGAACGAGGGTAGTGGATGCCAGGTGTGATGACGCCATAAACTCAGGAGATGCAACCACTGACGGGGTAATAGATGCTTTAAGGGATGCTATGATTACACACGGATTGCTGGCTGCTGCCTAGTTATTAGCAGCGTAAAGGAGAGTAACTAAATAACCCCCCTTGATGTTCGGGCAATTCTATGCTATAATAACATAAAGGAGGGTATTATGGGAACTATGACTGGTAATCAAATAGGACTAGCTGGGGAATTTAGGGTAATGTGTGAACTGTTAATGAGGGGGCACAACCCAGCCAAAAGCTATTTAGAACAAGGACCCGATATTATTTTGGAAAACGGTCTAAGGATAGAGATAAAAAGTGCCCATAGAGTAAAAACTGGAGGGGCAAGGTTCTATTACTTTACATTAAATGGTAGTGGGCCGAGAAAGCGACAGGATTTGAGTGGTTGCGACTTTATGATTTTCTGGTGTATTGATGATGATTGTTTCTTTATCGTTCCAATGACAGATGTTGGAACGAGTGCTTGCTTTACTGATGTATCGACAGGTGCTAGGCATAGATACGCCACTTACTTGAATAAATGGGATTTATTGGAGGTAACTAATGGAACTTGATGTAAAGGAACAGACGGAGAAACTACAGGAAGAGGCTCAGAGGATTGGGAAGGAGCTAAGTGTGATACAGCAACAGGCAACCCAGCTCCAACAGAGGCAGCTACTCCTAATCAATGAGGCTCTAAAGAATCAGGGAGCATTAGATTTATTAACAAGTCTCAATGGTAAGAAGCCAAAGGAGAAGTAGATGGATTACGGAAAGTATGTTCTGAATGACCTCAAGCTAGAGGAAACGATAAAAGGTATGGGCGACCGGGAACTCTTGGAGTTTACCGTGAGGCTTTCATATAGTAATGCTATCAGGATTAGTGGCTTGGAAGGACAGAACAGGAAACGTCTCGGGATGGTGGGAACAGCCGGTGTATTCGTAGGTGGTTTGATAATAGGTCTCATAGAATACTTCAGGATAAGGTAACTCCTGGAGCTATATAGTAATAGATAAATGGGCGGCAGAAATGCCGCCCTCTTTTCTTTTGCTTAAAAATAAAAATGGCTAGGCACAAAATAAATCTCAAAAAGACTTGACAAACAGTGTAGGTAGGTATATACTGACCTTATGAGATGTAAAAAATGTAGGTCGAGAAGAGTAGTAAAGGCAGGGCTTCGCATAACTAAAGATGCTCGCTTACAGCGTTATCAATGTAAAGTGTGCGGTCATATATTTATTCAAAGATAAGGAGTTTGAATTGCCTCTCAAAGATACAAAGACCAGAAGGGAATATCAGCACCGTTATTATGAAGAACACCGAGAGGAACTAAAAGCGCAGCAACATCTTCATTCTCAGAAGCCTGAGATAAAAGCCAAAGCCTAGATAATTCAGAAAAAGAAGGGGGAATCATGTCAATAAAGTTCGACTTGGACCAGATTGTCAACGGTAGCGACAAACAGACTAATTTCACGACGCAACTCCTCAAGCTGATAATGAAAGCAGATGGCCTAAATAGAGTGAAGCTAGCTCAAGCATTCCCGAACGCTGTCGCTGCCGTCGTGCTCTTTCAAGAAACCGGTGAACTCCGGGACTTCCCAACGGACTAAATAGCAGAAGGAGGGGAAATCAATGAATGAACTAGAGGAACAGAAACAAACCGCAATAGCCGCCAGGTCTGGGGAAGATATCGTGGTTCAAGGCTATTACCAGGAATCGGTGAAATTACTGGAGTATGCCGAGAAAAGAGTTATAGCCACGCTTGCGGACAACAAGACAGCCAACAACGACCTTGCCATCATCTCCAAAATCAAGAAGATGATGGAGGGCAAAAAGAGAGAATATCTTGAGCCTCTATTACTCAAGACGAATGATATCAGGCAGACCTACAATTATCTGATGGCTCCTGTCCTGGAGGCAGAGAAGGTCACCAAGGGTAAGATGCTGGCCTACGATGCCGAGCAGACCCGCATCCGCAAAGAGCAGGAAGAAATAAACAGGAAACGGCAAGAGGCGGCTGAGGCGGAAATGCGACTCAATGGTGAACTTACTGAGTCGGTGAGCCTGGTTGAGGTAGTTCCTGAAGCTCCAAAGAGAGTATCGACTGAGATGGGGACTTCAGGTCAGAGGGATAACTGGAAGTATGAAGTTGTCGATTTCCCGCTACTGGCAGATGCTTATAAGGTGGCTGACAATGCTCAGCTTAATGCGATAGCGAAGAGCCACCACGACCAGAAAGAAGTGCCTGGAGTGCGGTTCTACAATGAACCCATAATTGCAGTCAGAGCGAAATAAAGAGGGAGGAGAATAATGACACAGGAAAAGAGTTTAGTAGTAGGAGAAGCAATCCCACTAGCACCGGCAGCGGTAGTTGAGAACGCTGCGACACAAGCCAAGTTACTAATGTCTATTGTGGAGCAGACGAAATGCTATCAGACAATTAGTGGCAAGAAGTATCTCCAAGTGGAGGCATGGGAAACAATCGGGGCTTTTAATAATGTTCATGCTGAAACGCAAATGGTTACTCCAATCACTAGAGATGGGGAGGTAGTAGGTTATGAGGCTACGGTTAAGCTAATTAAGAATGGGGCATCTGCCGGTGGTGCTACCATGCCTTGTTTCTTTACCGAGAACGCCTGCAAGGGTAAAGAAGGCGATGCCAAACATAAAGCTTGTATGAGCGCCGCCCAAACATTCGCCACCAGCAAAGCATACAGGATGAACTACTCCTACGTCGCCATCTTAGGTGGCTTCCAACCCACTCCAGCAGAAGAAATGGGAGCTACCACGGAAGGCGATACCCCAAATAAGAATGAGCACTGGTGCGAGAAACACCAGACCAACTTCTTTAAGAAAGGCAAGATGAAAGGTTTTGCCCACAAGATAGAGGGAACTGATGAATGGTGTAATGAGGAAGAGCCACAATCCTCACCAGATGCCCCACAACAGGTTTCTAGCCCTGCTAAGAAGGGAAGTAGCAGTGAACCACTGATAGACAAAGACCGGTGCGTGGAGCAGATTAAGATGCTGGGGGAGGATGACCCCGATTGGTCAAGGGAAGTCATCCTGAAAAGACTTAACAAGCTATCCGGGAAGGACGCAACCAGTATAACTCACGCCATCTCCTTGCTAGACGAGGAACAAGGTGCGTTCTTTGTTAAAGGTATTGAAGTCGCCCTAAAGGTAAAAGGAGGATAAATAGGTTATGAAAAAGTTACTAGGGAGTGGTCTGTTAGTAGGGTTGTTCTTACTATTGGTTGCTTGCGCAAGCCCTGTTGTGGAGTATCAGGGTGTTGTGGAGTCCGTAGAAATTGGGAATCCAACTTGGATACTTGTATTGGACTCTGGAGCAGTGCTATATGCTAGGGGGTCTCTTCCGATTGAGGTTGGTAAAGAATATATATTCTTAGTCCAAAGTAATAAAATTAGAACCGTTAAGCCTGTTAAATAGGCTTGCTTTAAGGAGTTGAATAATGAGGAGTAGGCGACAATCCTATATACTGCATGGATATACTCTTATTCTCTTACCTAAACACTCCCATGCTAGTCCAACAGGGTACGTCAAGAGAGCAAGGCTAGTTCTGGAAACTAAGTTGGGAAGGTATATTGATGAGGGCTATGTAGTGCATCACTTGGATGGCGATAAAGCCAATGATACTCCTGATAACCTAGTAGAATTGAGGGATTTAGAACATCGCCGTATGCATGCTAGTAGGGATGCTATTACGAAAGCTAGAGATTATCATGGGAGGTTTGCAGTAACTTAATATTGCTTGCTGGTGCCCTATGTAGTGCTAGGGTTAAATGACATGCTAAGTTCAGCCAGCAGGAACTGGGGAACTGTGAGTGAGCGATTTCCAGCTACCTGTGAAAACACTAATGGACTCACAGGGTAATTGAAGTGGGTATACAGCAGAGATTACTAGCTGGATATATCGGTTAGCGTTGGAGCAGTCTCCCCAGTGTGCCAGCTAAAGCGATATAAAGTCGAGCGAAAGCACAACGCTGTTACTTAGTAGCGGTTGATTAGCTGGCACTCCCCTTCGGGGGAAGAGGATTAGACTAGGTTGGTGAAGGAGGATTAGATGGAAGCTAAAACCTGGGAAGATATGGTGATGAGTCCAGAAAAGAGGCGAGCAATCAATGACGAGATGCCTTCTGATGCCAAATATGGAGATGTCTTTGAGGCAATAGCAAAGGCCCAAGCCGAAATCACCTGGAAAGCCAGAGACCCTGAGATAAAAGAGGCTTTCAAGGCAGGCCAAGAAGCAGAGAAGGCTCATTGGGCAAGAGAGATAGAGAGGCAACTACACGATGCTTACGAAGGCGGGCTACTGGAAGTGGTGGAGTGGGTAAAGAACAATATAACTATTCCTTATCCAGTAGGTTCAGTGGGATATATCAGGTGGCAAGCCAAACTCAAAGAATGGGGGATAGAGGACTGGGAGCAAGGTTCAGAAGAGACAAGGGAGTCTTTAGCTAAAGGACACGGGATAACATTCCCTACCGGTGAAGAAGCAATCAACTGGCTTACAGATGGAGGTAGAGAGATGGATATAAGGGAAGAGATAGGAAATGTGTTTGTATTGTTTTATTACAAAAATGGCGTCATAGAACTATGAAAGAATTAAGAGATTTATTCCTAAAGTATCTCACTCAAGATAGTGAAACACATGATGCTAGACGGAAAGGCTTTAACCAAGCTATCTTTATTGACACTGAAGATAAAATGTCTGGGGGGCGTCAAGTCTTTAACGGAACTGACTTAGATATGGTTATGGAGAAATTTGATAAGGCCGTTAAGGAACTAAAGGGAAAGTAGAGTTAGAGTTATGAAAATCAGAATTGACCCTTCAATAGCTGACAAGATGATTGACATCCGTTCTCCTTTATGGTAAGATATATGAAGGAGAGAACGATATGGACACAAAGATATGCAATAAATGTAAGCAAGAAAAATTGGTTAGCGAGTTCTATAAGAGCAAAACTGATAAGGGTGGCTATAGGTGGAGTTGTAAATCTTGTTGTAGGGAAGCTACTAAGATATATGCTAAGACTGGTTATTTTGTTAGATACAACCGCCAATATTATCAAAGGGCAGAAGTCAAGGAACACATAAACAGTCCCGAATTCAAGGAACGTGTAAGCGTAAAACTAAGGGAATATAATCAAAATCCCGATGTTAGAATTAAAAATATGGCGAGGTGGTATTCGAATAACAGAATAAGAGCAGGTGAACTACAACGAGAACCTTGTGCATTATGTGGTCAAGAGCAAGGCGAAGCTCATCATTTAGATTACAACGAACCGTTATTAATAGTTTGGCTTTGTGGTGAGTGTCATAGGAAGGTTCACATAGAGGATAAGGGATGACAGTACCGACCCAAGCCGACCTATTAGTGAAGGAGAGCGACTTCCAGGAGTGGTATCGGGATCTGACTATCAGAACTGGATGGCTGAACTCTCATATCTGGCGGAGCATACACTCACCGGCGGGCTTCCCAGATAATGTATCGGTCAGGTTAGAGCCAGTGCCTCGTCTTGTTATATGCGAGCTAAAGACAGAAGACTTGAAGAACAGTCAGCCTTCAATAGACCAGTGGATGTGGCTCTACATATTACAGCACATGCCTTTCGTGGAGGCGTTCTTGTTCAGACCATCAGACCGCGACCTTATTGAGGCTTTACTGAAATAAAGAAGCACTCAGGCTATATTATAACGCTAAAATTAAGGAGAGAGACCAATGAAAGAGCCAACAGATGAACAGATAAAAGAGTTTTGGGAGTGGTGTGGGTTAAATGTCTCAAAGGATAAGAATGGTACTCTTACCTGGCATGATACTGAGGGGAACTTTATTGACTATGGCTATCCTGATAGAAACCTAAACAACCTGTTCAAGTATGCTGTGCCAAGAATAAAGGCTCTGAAAGTTGAAGACAGTCCTATGAAGAGTATTTGTTTTACCTATTACAATGAGGACTCTGTTGAGTGTGAACTGGAGGTAACTGGTGGAGCTAAGGATGGTGGTGGTATCATTGAATACGCTACCGATAAAGACCCTGCCGATGCTCTATTCAGGGTTTTGGCTAAAATCAAGGAGGTATTATGAAACTGGGCAAGGCTATTGTCATCTTGGGAAATGTTGAGGATACATTTTCCCGATTTACCTCACTAGAAAAGAGGCAGGCTGCCCAAATAGGCATCGAAGCTATAAAATGGAGACAGCGATTTACGAAATCCCTTCCGGGGAAGAAATTTGCACCACTACCAGGCGAGACAGAGGAATAGGAAGGAGGTATTATGAGTCTCAATGATAAAGCTCTGGAGAATAAGGTAATGAAGTCTTGCCAAACTTGTAGCTACGAGAATGTATGTTGCTATCAGGATGGAAGGTATATCCAATGTAGGACTATCATTATCAGGGTAACAAAGGAGGGCACTAAATAATGGCTAAGGGCTGTGTGTGTGAAAGATGTGGGCGGAGCGATATTATGGTTAGCTACCGGTGCGAGGTATGCAAGCGGTCTGTTTGTGCCCTCTGCATTACAGTGAACGGCGACAAGCAAATATGCCGAGACTGTAAAGGGGTGAGACATGAACCAGTCCCAGCCTGACTTGGAGATACTAGGAGGTAATGAGATGAAATGCGGAGACTGTAAATTTTTAAGTGAGCCAGAAATATTAGGCGCCTCTGAAGGTTTCCCGAGTGTGAGGTGCACGAAGGGTTTGTGGGATAAGGGCTGCCCTCAATGGTATTCGTATGGAAGTAGCCAACGAAACCGCGGCCCTGTCCGAAGATATGGTGAGAAATGTAATCAGGGTGAGCTAAAATGACAACCCTTGAGAGGTTAAGAATAGCAGGTGAATTATGTATGAAATGGAAGAGGATGATGGAGTTGATGTTTGAAAGATTAGGGGAGCGATTGGAGAAGTGAATACACCCTTGTTCTGGTCCCTAAAGCCCGAAACCCAAGCAAGGCTTTTGCAGTGGCAATTTGATAATTATGGCGAAAAGCTGGGGATACCTACGCTGCCTATGACATCCAAGGGCGTATGGCTGGCGGTGGAAATGGAGAGCGCTGAGGAGATTAACCATTTAATACGTCAAACAAGGCGCCATTTTAAAGGAGTTGATGTTGACCATTAAGCAGAGCCTCAAGTTCTTGTATTCGTTTGGCCATAGCTTGCTGAACCAGCCACGCATGATGCTTACCTCTCGGCATAGCTTCAAGGTTACTCGGTCTGTTATCGTTAGTGATTCCGTTCAGGTGGTGAATTACCCAATCAATAGGGAGTGGTTTCTTATGGTGCTTCTCCCATACGAGAATATGCTCCATTACCATACCGCTTTTTGTTGCTCTTGGATGTTCAGGATATTTGATATAGATATAACCCTTTTTATCAACCTTCCTACCCCTGTAATTATAGAGAACGCTACCCCTTTGACATTTGGTACAGTAGCCAGACTTGTTCTGATGGTGCAGTACAGTCCCACAATTTCCGCAATATTGTTCAATAGATTTTTCCGGCTTGCGATAGCAGTTTCTACATACCTCACTTCTATAGTCGCAAGGCTCACCACAAATTTTACAAGGGTGCTTATGCTCCTCCCTCCAAAGCCTAGTTCTATCTATACCTGCACCATCCTTCTTATGGCACTCTTTGCATATCTGGCTACGGTTCGAGCAAGGTTTACCGCAAATGGAACAGGGATGTTTCCTACTTTCGTTGTAAAGTTTCTTCTCTGCGAGCATCGTTTTATAAGCCTTCGCCATACTTTATTATACCACAATAGTTTGGATATAGCAAGGGAATATGTATAGTATGGTTACAGATGACTGGTTTAGTTATGGCGATATAAGATATACACCTGAACAGATTTTTTTCCTTCTAAGGCACAAGGAATTGCTGGAACAAGGAAAATGGCCTTCCCGACATACCGATAGCGGATATGTTGGTAGTTCTAAAGGCAGAACATACAAAACTGAGGGATATTTTGTAAAATCAGTAATCATTATTGCAGAGTTAATGATAAGGCTTGAGGCTTGCGGCCAAGATGGTGAATTAGTCATAGAGCGATATACAAATAACATTGATGAACTTGAGTTAGCTGACCGGCACAAGCTGGATTACTGGGAAGTCATAAAGAGAATAGGTACCGCACTCAGCTACTGCCAGGGTAATAGAAGGAAGAGGACAAACTATCAGGACTATAAGGCAGGGCGCCGACCCTACCTAAAGAAGAGGGATAGGTGAAGAAGATAATATATACTGAAAGGAGGAATAATGGAAACTTTAATAATTAGCTTACCTGAAACTTTACAAGGAGCAATCTTTGTGGTGGCACTGGGTATCTGTCTCTTCTTTATACTGTGGGGGGCATCAAAGCTGTTCAAGTAAAAAGTGATATAGAGCTATGAAGAGAGGACTGAGCCACCACGCCCAGTCCTTAAGGTAGATTATACCCCTCGGAAAGTAAATCAATGGCCTAGAAATCGATTCTAGTGCGAGCTATCCCCACCCCTTCACCTCATCATCCAGTTCTTGTGTGGTCACACCATCCGCCTGAAAGCAAGGGATACCATTACGCCGGAGCAGGTTAAGTATCCTAAAGACTCCCTGATTACCCATATTAGTTTCAGTACAGCCGCATTCTTCACCTAGTGTCTCGCGATAAACCTCTTTGTCGGCGCCACAAAACTCACAGATTTCATTTCTCATTCTATCCTCTTTATCCATTCTCCTTGCGCAATTTGACACGGATTGCCTCAATCATCCAGACTGAGATGGTGATGTCTCTCTTGATGGTCGCTATCCTTACTCTCTGCCAGAGAGCAGTGTCCATCTTCTCAATAAATACTACTTTATGTGCCATATTCTATCGCTCCCTCTCTTATAATCCATTCTGCCTCAGCTATTACTTCCTGGGCTTCCTTTGCTCTCTCCCACAGCTTATTGATAGGACACTCTGACTTGTTTAGTACCGGGCAATTCGTAATCCTACAGTGTTCGCATCCCATTATATTTTTACCTCCTTTATACTCTAGCATATTCGTATTGACTCTTGATGTTCTCATTCAGGAATTTACCCTTTGAATCTGAGTCCAGGAAGTCAGCATACACCGAACCGGGTACATCCTTATAGACATACTCGGCCCCCGAGTTGAACCTGACACTGAGCTCCTGAGTTCCAGCGTCATAGCCTATCTGGTTTATGTTGGTGCTCTCGACTGATTGCCACGATACTGCCATTATTTTCCTCCTCTACCTCTATAATATCTACATTATCATAAAGGTATTCACCATTTGCAATTGCCTGCTGAGCCTTGTCCTGGGCTTCCTCTGGGTCATCTGCCTCAACCACCATCTTGAGGGATACTCGGTACTTCATTCTTCCTCCTTTATTTCTTCTAGCTGGGTGTAGGGAACCATCCCAATTTCTTTTGTACTTATAGTCTCTACATCCCACCACCCTTCAGGGTTCATATCTTGCGGAGCATGACACTCACCGCAAATAATTTGTCGGTCATCATTCTCTGACGCATGTAAAATAATCACTACCGCAGTAAACCCATCTTCAACGGCACCCTTAGAGGACCCGCAATTATAGCATCTATATTCTATATCTATAGGTCTCCACAGATACTTCTTCCCGATTACTTTAGACGGGATTAACTCTTGCATCTTGCTTTCCTCCTATGATAAAAAACACGGCTACTAATACGTGCACATTCCATACAAAACAAATGCCCGCCGCTCCCTCTGTGCATGTAACCAACGTGACCTAAATGACACGTGTCTTCTGACCGGTTGTTTCTTTCCCTTGCCATTTTATGGTCATATAAGGTATGGCAATGAGTACACAATTGCAACCAATCCTTCCTTTCTGCCCTATCCCACTGGTGGCTTTTACTGCACCACTCATATCGCTTGGCAGTCTCAGTGCCACAATGTTCACAATGGTCGGGTCTCCCCCAATTCCTTTTAATCCACGTGTGAATAGCATCATATCCCGCCCTTTCGCCCTTCCACGCATTGGATTTTACTTCTATAGTTTCAGGTATTAGGTTCATTGCTTATCCGCTTTATCTACTGCTTTTAATACGCTAGCGATTTCGTCAGGGAGAAAACCCCCATAGTTTCTCTGCCACCAATCAAGCACGCCTTTACAGGCCTTATACATATCATCACAAGCTGAGTGTTTAGGGCAATACTCAAGCTCCATAATCTCTATCGCAGTATCATCAACATGTATTTTACAGCCACATAGTTTAGTATAGTTCATCTATTCACCGCTTGGGCTAGTATTTCCTTTGCTTTGTCAAGGTCTTTCTGGTATAGCCAACCTTTTTGCTTTACTGTAACCTTCTTAATCCACTCTATCATTCGCGGGCTTTGTGCTATCAGGTGGGCGTTGGCTAACTCCTCTTCATTCTCAAGGCAAGTGTTTATCTCGGCTATTTCTACATCATTATCCTCATCAAAGCCGCTAACAATGGATTGTTCTGCCTTGATGGTATAACCAAAATCCCCTTTTTCTACCCACCATTCCCCTTTAGTATATTCCATTTAGTCCTCCTTATCTATTCACCTCTACTATTTCCTTGATTATACTCCGGGCTTTCTTGTCCCCGGACTTGACCCGGCCTTATAGCTTGCCCCTGACTGATACCTCAATACCTAGAGCGTCAATCTCGGCCTGTGAATGCTGATACTGGTGCTTCTCCAGCCATTCCCTACCGCACAACGGCTCTGGTATTTCCTGTCCGTATATATCTCTCATACCTCACCCCCTTAGTACCCCCTCTCCTTAGTAAGGGGAAAGGGTTAATCAAATAGGTTTGATAAACTACCTTCAGCTAATACCCTGCTAACTGTGTTTCTTGGCGTGTGTTTGGTAACTTCGACCTTTACGTCATTCCATTTGTCTAGCCACGTGTCTATCTCATACCAGTAACCGCCGACGTCCGGGTCTGTTGTCAACCTGCTCCGCAGTTGCTTCTTGTCCTTCCTCCCGATTGATGACAGGTTACTCTTCTGTAGAAAGCCTTTCATTTTTCTTTACCTCCTTCTTTATTTGATACCCTAACTATAGCACAGGTTTTAGGGCTTGTCAAGTAGTTTGTCAAAAATAGTTTAGTAGCTCGGGCACGCCACCAAAGCTATTTTATGCCTAGAAAAATAGATTTTAGGCAGACAAATAAAAACTTGACAAAGTATTTTACTTATGGTATAAATAGGTATGGCAAGATACGACAAGGCGAGACAAAAGAACCAAGAGCGGGATGAGCGGGTAAAGCGGGTCTATCAAGCTAACCCGGATATGGCTTTCCAGGAACTAGCGGATATGTTTGGTTTGAAGTCCCGTCAGCATGCTTTTTACATTATCCACTCCAAGAAAAAAGCTGGGGTGGTGTAATGACCACAAAGACTGAGCAACAATTTGCTGACAAAATGGTAGCTGAGGGGTGGGAAGTATATCACACTGGTTTCCCTGACTTTCTTTGTAGGAAGGATGGAGAGGTAATTCTAGTAGAAGTTAAGAGGTCCTCTAAAGAAAAACTACAAGATAACCAACATCTAATACTAAACGCACTTAATGATAGTTCACCAACTGCCTTTGTGTGGAGTCCAGATTCACTTGACCTTATACCTATACATCAGAAAAGACAAAGCAAAGACAGTTTACAGAACGAAGACGAAGAGAAGTTTGGGAATAGCCAGTGTCCTATCTCGTGGGCAGACACAGTTATAACTGTGCTTTATAGAACAGAAGGTTGGAGTCTTGAAAGAATTGCTGACCAGTTTGGGATAACTGCTGAGGCTGTGCGCCAACGTATCCTGAAAGCTAAGGGGGGATGATGATGGTCAAAGAAACCGGGATAATATCCTCAGGCAATCACCCTAAGCTGATACTAAGCGGTGAAAAGACTATGACTAGACGAACATCAGGGTTAGATAAAGTAAATGCTGCCCCTGATAAATGGATAGCGGTAAGGCGTGACCAGATGATTGGCATACCACTGGACACTTTTATCTTTCACAACAAAGAAGATAGAATGGGTGATGGCGAATCAATAAGAGAGTTAATCAAATGCCCCTATGGTCAAGTAGGCGATAGGCTGTGGGTGAGGGAGACTTGGGCTTACGCACCTTGGCAAGATGATTTACCCCCTAGAGAGTTAAGCGAAGAGTCAGGATTGTTAGCCTATAAAGCCTGTCCAGAGGATATAAATTATTGTTTAGCTGGTAAGTGGCGACCCTCAATCTTTATGCCCCGATGGGCTTCCCGAATAACCCTTGAGATTACTGAGGTTAGAGTGGAGAGGGTTCAGGAGATAACTAACGGCGATGCTAGGTGGGAAGTCAATCTCTGGGTGTGGGTGATAAGTTTTAAGGTGGTGAAATGATGGAGAGTAAATGCTCCGAATGCCTGGTGCTTTTTATGAAGGAGCATGAATGAAACTTACCTATTGTTCTGTCGACAAAAACGAAAGGGGCGACTCCGGTTGGTTAATCCGATTCCCTTACAATCCTGAATTCCTTGAAGAGTTCAAGGATGCGATTGACAGGCACTATCGTGAGTGGCGTTCAGCTATCAAAAGTTGGTGGGTAGACGAAGAAGCTGGGGGGATGCTCGCAGGATTATTTGAGAATTGGGATATGCCTATCTCCCAAGATATAAATACAATAAGGATTTGGACAGCCCCTAAATGCCAGAAGTGTAATGGGAGAGGGTATGTGCCGTCTACACATCTTGGTAAGTTCAGTGGTAAGATAATCCCAAACGCCTATATGGACTGTGAATGTAAGGTAGAAGAGCCTGAGCATTACCGCAGAATGAGAGCAGAGGATTTCGACTTTCCGATGAGTTATGCTTGGAGGTCATATTTTGAGGAGCAGATTACAGGGAAGCCACTCCCATCAACGGACCCACCAGAGGCCTCAGAATCAACGCCACGGGTAACTGAGGTAATACACCGGCACAGTGAGATGGGGCAGAAGGAGTTTGACCTACTCCAGCAGACGGCACGGACGGTTGGCTACCTACAAGGTGAGATAGACCGGCTAAAGACCAGGAGAAAACCGAGGGGAGAGTATTGATATTTAGAGCAGCTTTAGTATAGAATAGGGATAGATGTAGATTGGAAGTAGGATTGATATGGTAGAAACTCCACATTACACCACAGACACACCCCAAGCCGCATACCTCATCCAAGCTGGTTTTAACTTACTTAAAATCATCTATGAGACCAAGCCCAACAGCAAACGGCAGGCAACTTTTGTCTTTGACGCATCTAATCTTAAGCTTCAAGAATGTGTCAATCTCTACAATCAAGGCAAGGCAGTAATCAACCTCGCTCTCTATGAGCATACCAGGTCAGGGTTGTTAGACCGCATAATGAGAGGGTTGCCGTAATGCCTAAGATTGGAGACATAAAATACGGCAGAGAACTCCACTACAAAAGCCTATCCACAAAGTATATCTGGCACGCCTGTATAGATTGTGGGAAGGGACGATGGGTCGTAATAATTACAAACCGCCCAGTTAGATTAAAGTGTCGGTCTTGCAGCAAGAAAGGGAAGTATCATCCATCAGGTGATGAAAGCCCAAACTGGAAAGGCGGTAAGTATCTTACACACGGTTATGTCCGTATCTTGCTCCGTCCTGATAACTTTTTCTATTCTATGGCTGACACAGATGGTTATGTTCTTGAACATAGGCTTGTCATGGCGAAACATCTTGGCAGATGTCTCCAAGATTGGGAGAAAGTCCATCACAAAGGGATGAGACACACTGGGATTGAAAATAAACAAGACAATTTAGAAGATAACCTAGAGATGAGCAGTAGCTTGGGGGAGCATAGTGCGAACCACAGCAAAGGTTACAAAGATGGTTACGCCAAAGGCTTGATTGACGGCAGAAACAAACAAATCCTAAATCTCAAAGAAGAATTACGCATCCTCCGGCAGCAGATTCAATGGGGTGAGGACTAATGCCAAGAGAACTAACCACAGCAGTAGTTAAGGAATGGTTAAACTTGGTTGAGGGTGTGTTTGACATACGGGAGTTACACGCTGATGTAGGGATTGATTCACCCGCAGGGAAGAGCCATCTCCGCGTAATATTACATCGCATGGAACATGATAGCCCACCGCTTGTTGTCAGTTTAGGTAGTGGTAAGTATCGTAAAATAGACAACGAAAAAACCTTAATGGACTGGGAATCTGCCGACCCTGACAACTGGCTACCGATATTTTTACCTTTCGACCTCCATGCCCATTGCCTCATTTACCCTAAGTCAATTATCATTGTTGTAAGCGGTAAGGATGGAGGTAAGACGGCATTTTTATTAGAGTGTCTTAAACTCAACTATTCAGGTTTCACTACTGATTTTTTCAATAGTGAAACAGGAAAGGAACAATTTAAGAAGCGGGTTACCCCTCTTAATTTCCCACATCCGGCGCCTTTTAATGTTTATCAGCGCTATGATAATTTCGCTGATGTTATTGAGCCGAACCACTTGTCAATTATAGACTACTTAGATTTCAATTCTGAGGTTTACTTGGTGGGTACTGAAATTGATAACATTTTCCGTAAGCTGACTACCGGCGTAGCTATTATCGGCATCCAGAAGCCACCACCATCGGTTACCTTTGTTAAAGGGGTTAAGAAAGTTATAGACAGGGACTTGGGTTATGGCGGAGCGTTCACTATTAAGAGGTCGGTACTGTATGTCTCTCTATCAGGTAATAGATTAAAGGTTGTTTCTGCTAAAACGCCTAGCGACCCAAAAGTGCGGTTAACTAATATGCAGTGGCGGTATACTTTTGACGATGACGGCTTCTTTACTGACATCCAGCGTTACTATGGGGAGGAGCAGACTAATCCTGTTTGATAGTGGTAGTACCGCAAGCCTGGCACTTGAAACGCTGGCGTTTATTCTTACCTGACCAAACAAAGCCGGCCTTGTGCATTTCTTTATTGCAACAGATAGGCATAACTATTTCACCTCCAAGAGCTCCGGGTTCTCATAGCTGTTGCCGATTACTTCACGCTGGTTTATGTCTGCGAAAAATAACGGGTACCTGTCATCAAATCCCCACATCCCATCTTTTCCATCCCAAATAATTTGATGGTTACCCGTGGTAGTCTTAACTATATCCCCCTCATATATCTCCTTGCCGTTCATATCTTTGAGTCCTGTGTATTCATTTCTCGCAACAAGAACAGAGAATTGACCCAACTGATGCTCATTCTCCCAAGTATATGCTGGTGTATAGGGGATTGTCCCTTTCTCTAATCCCTCCAAACTTAATCTCTCTCATCTCTAATCTCCTTTATTTATTGGTCAAGCGGTTAGCACCAAGCGGGTTCTTTGTCGGTGTCGGGTAGACTGTTGATGAAGTCAAGCACACTTTGCGGGGGTGCCTTTTTTAAGTGCCACTCTTTCCAAACATCTAATAAGTCAAGCCACAATTCACCATACCAATCAGGCGCAAAGTTAAAGTCTGCGGGTTTGATAAGGTGATTAGCGTATCGCTTGTCGTCATCAGCTTCACTGCGATGGGAAAAGTCCATATCTATTTGTCCGCACCCGGCCAATGCGTTGCCGCTTGGCAGGGGTCCGATAACGCCAGTTATTGACAGGTAGTCGTTTCTATTTTCTGCTACGATATATACTGAAGCCCGTCTACCGTTGCCTGTGTCTATTGTGCCTACCCTCATTATCTTTTTCATTTCCTTTCCTCCCTTTTTACTCTGACTCTCATCAGGCTAGACTTTATCTAGCGACCCGCCGGAGCGGGTTTCGAGTTTTAGATTACCTCATATAATGAAAGTCATCATCGGTAAATAACCTGTGGTCTCTTCCCAACAAAGCTCTCTCTTGCCCGAAACTAACCCAATCATTGATACGCTTATCCCACTTGACCCTCACACTCCATATTAGTTCTATGTCACCTACTCTATTTATTCTTGTTACTCGGTATTTCAATTCTGTGGAGTGGGGTTTGTCTCTGATGATTATATCGTCAACTTTCATTTCAATCTCCTTTTTTATCTTTAGCATAGCATAGCATAATCTACCTGTCAAGCTCACTCCGGTGCCGAGAACTACGCTAAGCTAACACAGTCTCCGTAATGCTCTCGTTTTCTCTTCTATCCTTATACTTCTAGTACATCGTGGAGTACGTGGATTGAAAATCCCCCCTGGAACCCCCCTTTAAGTAGAAGTAGAAAAGAAGAAGAATTAACAAGTAGAAGTAGAAGTAGGTAATGTTACTATGATAGTTACTGGAAATACCATAGATAGTTACAGCGATAGTTACAAATAAGGGTAATCTCTAATCCTTTTTACCTACCGGTACTTGACAATGCCCTGTCTCTTTATGATATGATTGTCTCAATGGAAACTGCAGAGCAACCCTTTAGACCAGAGAAGGTTCGTACCAAAACAGGCCGTCTTATGAGTCCCAGTTCTCTCGCTAACCTCAAACCCTATAAGCCTGGTGAGAATGGACATGGTAGGGTCTATCCTCTAAAAGAAAGGTTACAACACGCCCTCGATAAACCCTTAGTCGTGCCAGAACTAGATGCCCCAGCCGGTGACCATATTGTTTATAAGACCATTAAAGGGGCCATTGACCTTGTGCCGGTAGCTTTTAAGGAGACTTGGGATAGGACAGAGGGGAAGATGGCAGGTGGAGGTGAGGCAGGCGGGACTGTAAATATAATTACAGAAAAGGTGGTTATAGATGCTCGAAGCAAGCTCTCTGGCACACTCATTGGCATTGCTACCCGACTCAGAGAGGCAGAAGAAACTCGACAGCCTGAGTGACGAAGAAACATTAGCTATTTTATATGACTGGAAGGGAACTTGGGCAAGAAAGAACCAACTACCCCCTACTGAGGATTGGTTTATCTGGTTATTACTATCTGGAAGAGGGTTTGGGAAGACCAGAATAGGGGCTGAGATGGTGAGGAAGTGGGCAAAGGCAGGGTTTACCCCAATAGCTTTAATAGGACAGACAAAAGCTGATGTTAGAGACACAATGATTGAAGTTGGGGAGAGTGCGATATTAAATATAAGCCCACCTGACTTTATGCCTGTCTACGAGCCAACCAAACGAAGATTAACTTGGCCTAACGGGGTTCAAGCTATCAGCTACTCCGGGGATGAGCCGGACCAGCTAAGAGGTCCGCAACACATGAAGATATGGGCTGACGAGGTGGCTAAGTTTATGTATCCTCAACGGACCTGGGACAATCTTATGCTAGGGTTGAGGATAGGGGGAAACCCGCAAGTGATTGTTACTACTACTCCTCGCCCCCTCACCTTACTTAGGGAATTAGTCTCAAATAAGCGGTGTGTCGTCACTAGAGGGCATACACTAGATAATAAACTCAATCTAGCCCCTGAGTTCCTGAAATATGTTATGTCTATGTATGAAGGAACAAAGCTAGGTAGGCAAGAGTTAGCCGGTGAGCTACTGGAGCAGATGGAGGGGTTAGTCTACGATGCTTTCAAGCCCAGCACGTGTATTATTCCCAGGTTTGCTTTACCAGACAAGTGGCCTAGATACTTTGGCCAGGACTTTGGGGCGGTAAACACAGCTGCGGTATGGTATGCCCTTGACCCTGATACCGGGTTTCTTTACTTATACCGAACTTACAAGGCAAAGGCTAGTGTTTTGGAGCACGCTCAGAAGTTTAAGGAGTTAAGCGAGGGGGAACAGATACTCAGGAAGGTAGGAGGCAATCATCAGGAGCAAGAGGCCAGGGATGGTTATTCGTTGGCTGGCTGGTTTATAGCCGAGCCAAAACACAGCAACGACCGAATGGAACGAATAAGAAGGGTCAACTCACTCCACTGCCAGAACAAAATCTACATCTTTAGTGACTTACACGATTATATTGATGAGAAGTTGTCCTTCAGCTATGAGATAGACAGAGAGGACAGGTTACAGGACAAGATATACAATGAGGCTATGTATCACTTTATGTCTGCAGAGGGATATTTGCTCAGCGAGTTCCACCCCGACGTGGTAGGGGTTGGGGCTAAACCAAGAGTAAAATTAAGCAAGTGGCGTTATTAGGGAGAGGAAATGAAAGTTCTCTTAATAGTTCCCACTCATAATTACAGTATAGAATACCCTAGTTTCCTGTCGTTTAGTGACTTCCCTTCAGGGTATGGGTATCTTACTTCTGCTCTTAGGGAAGCAGGACACGAGGTATTTGGATGTAACCCGAACAATGTGATGGGATATGTTAATGCTTATCAGATGATACAAGACGTTATCAGCAAGCGTATAATGGACGTAGAGCCCGACTTAATCGGATTAGGGGGGTTATGCACTGATTACGGGTTCTTGAAGGATGCTATTGGGATAATCAGGAATACTACAGAGTCTCCAATAGTCTTAGGTGGTCAGATAGTAACCAATGATGCTGAGTTTATCTTTAACGATTTAAAACCTAACTATGCTATAGTAGGGGAGGCAGAGGAAGCGATGGTTAGTCTAGCTAATGGTGATGGTTGGTCTTCGGGCTTGATTAAAATACCCTATGAGGATTATAGACCTATTGATAAACTCCCCTTCCCTGACTATGAGCCATTTGATATTAAAGAAATGATGGAAGAGTATTCAATGGCAACGAGGGTTTTATACAGGTATTCCAGGCCTAATCCTAGACCGTATAATATAGTCGCTTCTAGGAGTTGTCCTTTTGAGTGTACCTTTTGTGTTCACGAAAGAAGGGGTATTCCGTACCGAGCTAGGTCGATAGAGAATGTAATGGAAGAGATACAGATTAGTTATGATAAGTATCACTTTAACGTTTTGATTATACTAGACGAGTTGTTTGGAAATAAAAAGAGGCTAGTAGAGTTCTCCAGCGGAGTTTTAGAAGGAATGGATAGGTATGGGTGGGACTTTGACTGGATGTTTCAGACACACGCCAATGCTAAGTTTGACTTAGAGTCCCTTAAATTAGCTAAGAAAGCAGGATGCTATTTATTCTCCTATGGTTTAGAGAGTGCCTCACCGACAGTATTAAAGAGTATGAACAAGAAGATGAACATATCACAGGTTGTTGATGTAATCAAGATGGCAGAAGAAGCAGGGATAGGGTTTGCTGCTAATTTAATCTTTGGAGACATAGCTGAAACACCTGATACAGTAGCCGAGTCTTTAGCCTTCTGGTTTGAGTATGGAAGAAAATCTGACATATTTCTAGGTGAAGTCAAGCCATATCCTGGAAGCAAGCTATTTGAGGGAATGTTCTCCGACAAGAAAAGTTACTATGAGAATATAAACAGCTTTCAAATAAATATGACTACTATGCCGGACGATGTTTATTTTACGATGATAAGACTGATAGGAACTTTAGAGCATTCCTGGTTATTTGTTCAGAGTGCTTCCAACCCTCATTTTAAAAAGATGAACACAAATGGGCTGTATAAAGAATATACAGGGAAAGACTACTACGAGATTGGGGGCAACTGTCCTTATTGTGGAGAAAAGATTGATTATTGTGAACTAGTCAAGTCTGTTCCCTTCTGGTTAGGGACAGGGTGCACTTCTTGTAACAGAAAGATAAGATTGGAGGTAAGATGATGCCAAATTATTTTGAATTGGTAAAGGAATGGGAGCTAGAACATTCCGAACTTGATAAGAGGTATCAGACAGATGCCGATTTACTTTATCTTGGCCAGTATATAATGAGAAGTCCACCTGATATTGATGGGGTGAGACACGCTATACCGGGGATAGTAAATGCTACCCTTAACAGCCCTGCGGTATATGGCCGGCAGGTTGTAGCTGCTTTGGGGGCAGTAAAGCAGCAGGTTATCGTGGAAAGTGACGATGAGGGTTTTGACACGCACGAGGTAGAGGAGTTTCAGGATGCTGCCTTTGATGGGGCTAATGCCAGGCTAAGAAGGAAACGGTTGCCGTTATTAAACCCGTTTGCTGATGCTCAATTCTGTTTCAGGGGCAGGACAGGAAGGCGGATTTTATTCAGAGAAGAGAACGGAGTTTTAATCCCCGACATTATGCCCTTAGACGGGAGGTATATCCGTTACAAGATGGGGGAGGAGGATTTGGATTGGTACGGTTATTCAACCAAGCGGACTAAAAGTGAGATAGAAGGCGAATACGGTATTGTAATTGACGGCAAGATGGGGTCAGTCCTTGATGTTTGGGACAAAGAACACAATGAGGTATGGATTGATGGAAAACATGTAATTGTAACTAAGAATGGGAAGGAAAGAAAAGAAAAACACAATTACGGATATGTTCCTATGGTATTAGGGATAGTCCCGTTAGGTTATGGGGATATGTTATTGGATGAAGACCGTCTGAAGAATGAAGGTGAATCCATATTTTACCTGATTAGAGGTATTGTTCCTCAACTTAATATGGTGATTAGCATAGGGCAGACACTGAATTTTCTATCGGTAAAGAGACCCATACAGTATGAAAGCAAAGATGGGCAGAAAGAGTCTCCTAATTATGATGAGGTAATGAGTCCTGGCTCGACAGTGGAAGCTGAAATAGGGGGCGGTATCAAGCCAATAGACTTCGGGGATGCCATTGGTGCGTTTGACCGTGTTTATAATATGCTGGAGAAGGCAAGGCAGGAAGGTAGTTATACTGACATTGATATTGGGAATGTTCGGCAACCTTTCTCAGCGGTGGCTCTGATTGAAATCGGGGAGGGAAGAAACCAGCCTCTTTTACCAATACTGGCAGCCAAGGAAGGGCTGAACATTGATTCTGCCGAGATGATTACACGGCAGGTCATACAGATAGGCGGGACAGTAGAGTTGGGTGTCCCTGGGCATAAAAGGGATTTCGGCACAAGTAAGTTAAAGGGGGAATATACCACAGACTACAAGTATTTTATTAAATCTCCCAAGATTGATATAGCTAGAATTTCAATGGCGGGACAGGCTAAAGAGTGGTATCCTAGAAGACACATTTACGAAGAGACATTGCAAGTGGAAGACCCTGATGGGATGTTACAGGAATGGTATTCTGATTTGGCAGAGGTTGTAGATCCTAATGTTCTGAAACTCAGGATTGTCTTGGGTTTGTTAGCTAAGGCAGATGACGGGGATGAGGATGCTGAAATGGAAGCCTTCGTAATGGCTCAAGGTATGAATATAAGTATAGAGCAAATCAAAGCAGGAATTATTCCCGAACCGCCTCCACTACCACAAGGAGAACCAGCCGTGCCTCTGTTACCAGAAGGAGGGAGAGTAGGAGGTCAGATACCATCTTCAGCGAAAAAGGCAAGTGATTTAAGCAGAACACCAAAAGAGATGGGGGCACTATGAAGTTATCGGAAGAAGAGATTAGAAGAAGAGTAGTGGAGCGTGGTCTTGTGAGGTCAGATACTGTGCTAAAAGGGGGAAGAGGTTACGCTATATTGGTAACCTGTCCGTATTGTGGGGAGAAGCGATGGAGTAGGTATACATTGAAGTCGGATAAACCTAGAAGTGAGACTTGCCTAAAGTGTGTTTCTACTAAACATAGGGGTTTCACCGGCAGGCAAAGACAGAAAAATGGTTATATACTGATAAGAGTATACCCCGAAGACTTTTTCTTTCCAATGACAAAGAGTGATGGATATGTCTATGAGCATAGACTTGTTATGGCGAAGCATCTTGGCAGGAATCTTCACAGGTGGGAATTAGTTCATCACAAGAAAGGAGTAGCCAAAGATGATAACCGTATAAGGGGGCTTCAGCTTGTCTCGGAAGATAGACATAACCAAATTACCCTTTTGGATAATAGAATAACGTGGTTAGAGAATAAAGTTGGGGAACAAACTAAGCTAATCAAGTTACAATCTTGGCAAATCAAAGAACTCAATAAGAAAGCTGGTGAATTAACGCAGCAACCAAGGGAGGAAATATAATGCCACCTAAGAGGTTTTTCACTAAAGAGAAGTTTTTCGCTGATTTACAGACTCAATTCAGTAATAAACCGATAACAATTGGAGATAAGATAAGGCAGGCATTACAGAGGCGAAAACCAAAATAAGATGGCTACCAAAGCAAAAAGATTAATTAGAAAAATTAGGGGCGAACCTGAATTTGAACGCCCTGAAGAACCCACCCCATCTAGCATAAGGCGAGAGGCTCTACTTAAAAAGGTTGAAGCTGAACCCTTTGATTTGCAAAAAACTATTGGAGAAAACCTGGCCACCCAGACTCAGGTTACTCTTTTAAGGAAATTCCTGGATGAAGGCACTCTACAAGAAAAAGGTTTTACTAGGGATATATTTCTAACTTCGTCTCAGGCTGCTCAATTGGGTTATGATGTTGATCCTGGTGAATTAATAAGGCTTGAAC